AGGGGTGGGGTATGGACACTGACCTAGATCGTAGTGACGCGGCCGACGCGCGCCGCTTCCGTTGGTTGTTGAACGGCAACGGGTACTTCCTCGAGGAGGCGATGCTCTGCGGTCATGAACAGTTTGACGAAAGCGACGAAGCCCGGCGCGCGATCGACAAGGCGATGAAGGATGACTAACGACCTCTACGCCATTCAGCCGCAGAAGTGGGTGCCGCACGCCTATCAGAAGAAGGCCCTCAAGTTCCTGATTGAGCACGCGGCCGCCGGCCTACTGCTCGACCCTGGGCTAGGCAAAACCTCGATCACCTACGGTGCAATTCGCTTCCTGAAGAAGCGCAGTCTCATCGAGAAGGTGCTCATCATCGCACCGCTGCGCGTCTGCAGCCTCGTGTGGCCGGCGGAGCGCGAGAAGTGGATCGACTTTCACGACCTGCGCGTGGTGGTGCTCCACGGGCCGAAGAAGGATCAGCTGCTGCGCGAGGACGCGGACATCTATATCATCAATCCCGAGGGTCTGGATTGGCTTCTACAGACCGAGAAGGTGAAGCTACCCTCCGGCAAGACACGGGTCACCGTGAACCTGCGCCGCTTCAAGGCCCTAGGCTTCGATGCCCTGGTCGTCGACGAGCTATCGAAGTTCAAGCACACGAACACGAACCGCTACAAGGCTCTCAAGCAGGTGGTGCCGACCTTCGCCCACCGCTGGGGCTTGACCGGCAGCCCGGCCTCGAATGGGCTCCTAGATCTATTCGGCCAATGCTACATCCTCGACGAGGGCCGCACCCTGGGCCCTTACATCACGAAGTACCGTCAGACCTACTTTAACCCCGACTGGAGCGGGTTCGGCTGGACGTTGAAGGAGGGCGCCGACCAAGCGATCTATGAGCGCATCGCGCCTCTCATGCTGCGCATGGCGGGCGAGGACTACCTCGAGCTGCCGCAGTTGGTCGAGCACCGCATTGAGGTCCAGCTCCCGCCCGAGGCGATGGTAGTCTACGATCAGCTGGAGAACGACCTCATCGCGCGAATCAACAAGGACGCGGTCGTGGTTGCGGCGAACGCCGGTGTGGCGACGGGTAAGTGCCGCCAGGTTGCCAACGGCGGTATCTACCTCGAGCCCGCCCTTGAGCCGGTTCTCGTCAAGGCCAAGAAGAAGCGCGAATGGGCGACGATTCACACGGAGAAGATTGAGGCTCTAGCCGACCTCGTGGAGGAGCTGCAGGGCGAACCACTTCTGGTAGCCTACGACTTCGAACACGACCTCGACCGCATCCGTGATCGGTTCGGGAAGGACGTGCCGTTCATCGGCGGCGGGGTATCGCTGAAGCGAAGCAAGGAGCTGGAGCGCCTATGGAACAACGGGAAGCTGCCGGTGCTATTTGCCCACCCGCAGGCGGTAGCTCACGGGCTTAACCTGCAGGAGCGAGGCCATCACGTCTGCTGGCATAGCCTGCCCTGGGATTTTGAGCTGTTCGATCAGTTCAACCGTCGGGTGCTGAGGCAGGGTAACCCGAGCGCGAAGGTCTTTGTGCACTTCCTGATCGCGAAGGGTACCATCGATGAGACGATCTACTACGTGCTAAAGGCGAAGGACAAGGGGCAGCAGGCCCTCTTCACCGCGCTGAAGGATCTAGCGAAGCGCAGGAGGAAGGCGGCATGAATGTGGTAGGTGGCGCGGCGTACCTCGCGCTGCGGGCTTCCGCCGAGATGCCGAGTGAACCTCTCGAGTGGTGGGCTGCAGCCCTCCTGGTAATCGGAGGTCTCAGCTTTGTGGTCATCTGCTGCCTGATAGTAGCTTTGGCGTTCTCCGGAGACCGACACAAAAAATAGTTGCCCATGTGACAATGTTTATAAAAATAGGGGTTTACAAGCTCACGGGAGCATGGTGTAATGGTTTCACGGTCACCGAAACAGACCGAACCCCAACCCCAGTCACAAGGACACGATCATGAAAGCAGCTCAAAAAACCTCCGGCGTCAACAAAGTGGTTTCGCATCGCCGGACGGCTACCCAGATGCTCAAGAAGGTCGGCATCGCCCAAGCCCGCTACAGCGACTTCATCTCCTGCGGCGAAGACGGCAAGTTCTTTGTGAACATCGAAGACGCCGTGCGCTCCCTGCAGAAACCTGCCAAGGTCGTCAAGGCTAAAGCGGTGAAGGTCGAGGGCGAGCAGAAGATCACCCTTGCCAACACGATCCGCTCCATGGTTCTCTCGGGCCAAACCAACGAGGAGATCCGCGAGAGCCTCCAGCTCCCCGACAACAAGCGCCACTACCCCGCTTGGTATCGTGCCGAGATGGCTCGCAAAGCTGCGCACTAATCTCGGGATCCCCGGAGGGCTTCGGGCCCTCCTTCTTCCCCTAACCCTTTGGAAGCAAAGCCATGAAAGATTTTACACCCGCGCAGGCGGCCCGTTGGGTCGCTCAGCAGTTGGCCTCTACTACCCGTCGGGGTCCGGCAGCTGTGCGGGAGCGGATTAAGTCCGAGGAATCGTTTGTCAAGAGGTATGCCGAGCTGGGCTTACCCGACGATCTACCCATTTCCAGCGGTGCTCACAAAACCCTGATCGAGGAACTGAAGAAGCTGCAGTAATACTTTTGTACTAGGGGGTTCCTTCGGCCTCCTAAAATAGTAGTTTACAAATGGGGAAATCCACCCTACTATGGGCTTCCCCAAACCCCAAGGCCCAAAGTAAGAGAGGAATGAAATGGAAATAAGCACGAAGATTTTCGCACGGCGCGATTCCGCCACCGCCCTTTTGCGCAAGCTTGGCGTTGACTCGTCGGAGTACGACAAGTACATCGTCCGGATGACGACGGGCGAGTATCAACTCTCACTTCCGATCAAGGAAGAACCAGCCAACCCCGATCCGACTATCGCCGACGAGCAGGCAATCGGGGATCAGAAGGCCAACGCCGCCCTCAGCGATACTCCGCCCCCTCAAGAGGAGGAGGGTGAGGCCGCCTCCGATACGGAAGTCGGCGCCGAGGAGGGGGAGGGCGGCGCTGAGGAGGAAAAAGAAAAGCCGGCGTCACGGGGCAGAGGTCGGGCTAAGAAGCCTGCCAAAACTCCCAAGGCAAAGAAGGCGAAGCTGGCACCGAAGGCGAAGCCCATCAAGCCTGCCGCAAAGATCCCATCGGGGCCGGGGCGGCTGAAAAACTCCGGCGATCGGAAGCCTTCGCTCGCAGCTCGTGCGCGTGAGCTGATCCTCGCCGGGAAGGACAACGATGCCGTCTTTGTGGTCCTGCAAAGGGAATTTGGCATTTCCGAGCAGAAGAAGCACTACCCCTCCTGGTACCGCTCGCAGCTGAAGCGACAAGGGTTACTGTGAAAAGGTTCTTGCGCTGGCTGATGGAGCCCGTCAGCCTCGAGCACGTGATCGGCGGCGGGATTATAGCCGCCGGTCTCGGAACCTTTGCCGGGCTTGTGATGACGATTATCTTCGTTCTGAGGGCGCAATGATGAAGGACGCCGTTGAGATCGTCGATGACAGCACCGCGCTCCAGGAGCGCCACACGCTCTACGTGAACGGGAGCCCGATGGTCGCGGTAAAGGTCGAGCACGGAGAGGTCCGGCTCCAGTGGATGGTTCACGGGCCGCAGAGCTGGGAGCCCCAAGGCCGCGCGCTGGTGATAGGTCTTCTTGAGCTTTCGGTGGTCGCCGATAAACTTTACAACAACCTAACAAAATTTCCGCGGGAGCCAGCATCATGATTCTCCTTAAGGATATAATCAAACCCTGCGCTGATAGTCAACGTCGTACCTGCATCCAGGTCGACCGGGATAACAGTGAGGTAAAATACATTGAATTAGATATAGACACTGGCCTGGAGGTCCGGGCCTTACCCGTTTCCAGTTTTGACCAACGATTTCAGCCGTTGGTTGACTACCCCCCTGATCGTGCCTGTCAGCTCTACGCGGAATACTCGCGCGTGATGGGGGCTTCTCGGGATGCCCTGAACTTCCTCGGGGCGCTTGTTAAAATATCCAAAGAGGACATCGAAATGGCAGTCAAACGTAAACCAGCGGTTAGGGACCAAGCGGCAGCAACCGCTCGGAAGTCTACCACCAAGGCAGTCGCGCCCAAGGCGAAAGCTGCGAAACCCACCAAGGCAGCGAAGGCGAAAGCCAAGCCTGTCAAGGCAGCCCCCTCCGGAGAGCGGCCGGAGACCCCAGCGGCGATGTTCCGCACGCTGATTCTTGGTGGAGAGCACACCGACGATGCGATTTTCGCGAAGGTCCAGAAGAAGTTTGGGCTCGACGACAACAAGCGGAATTACGTGTCCTGGTACCGCAACAGCCTGAAGAAGGCGGGACACAAGGTGCCTCAGCCGAAGAAGTAAGCAACTCGGCAAAGTTGTGAGACTGTTGTTCGGACCAGGGGCGCGCCTTCGGCCCCTATCTCCACATATAAAAGAATTAGGGAGTCACGATGAAGCCCCGACGAGAACGGCAGCGGGATGACCGCGACTATGACACCAGCCAGCTCAATGAACGTTTCCATGCGGGGGTGATGGGCCGGGATTATTCTGCTCACTTCTTCCGTTGGTCCTTCGCCCGGCGTCTGATCCTTAAGGACGATGATGTGCTAGAGGTCGGCTGCGGTCAAGATAAACCTCTGTCCAAAATTCTCGTACGGGGTCCGGTTGCTCTGGTGAATACCTATACCGGCGTTGACCTTAATCCTCTGAAGCAGTCGGCGATCAAAAAGCTAACCTTCAAAGGGGAGTTCAACTTCGTAGAGCGGTACCAGGAGCTGCTCGATGAGCGTGATGGTGAGGGCTTCGATATCCTGATTCACCTCGAGGTCATCGAGCACATGCACGTGGACCTTGGGAAGAAGATGCTCAAGGCCTGCTACCGGTGCCTGCGCCCCGGCGGAACGATGATCATGTCTACGCCGGCCTATGACGGGAAGCGCCACGCGGCGAACCACATTCACGAGTACACCGTACCCGAGCTGCAGAAGTACGTGGAGGTAGCTGGCTTCGTGGTCGAGGATCGCTTCGGTACCTTTATGGACATCCGCCACATCGGGAAGGCCGCGCCCAGCATTCACGACGACGACACGAATGACCCGTCGGAAATCAACGAAGCTGTGACCATCGCGAATCGGTACCTGAGCAAATACTACGACACCCACGCGCTTTCGTGCTTCTTCGCGCCGCTCTACCCTGACCACGCTCGCAACAACCTTTGGCTCTGCAGGAGACCTGACTAAAATGGCTCGACAACTCACCGCCCTAGGAGGCGCGATCTTCGCTGGCCTGTTCACGGTCGGGATCAAGGAAGCTGGCTATAGGGTGCTCGGGCACCTGGAGTTCGGCGACTACGGCGTCGCAACGGCGCGCAAGAACTTCCCCGACCTTGACATCCGCGTAGGTACGCACAACTGGAATCCCGAACGGTTCACCGGCAAGGTGGATTTCATGTACACCAACCCGCCGTGCGCTGCCTGGTCGACCCTGGGCCACCCCACGCGGAAGTGGCATGAGCAGACCGAGCGACTCTCCTGCGTGCAAGACCTGGTGCAGGCGGGTCTCATCGTGCAGCCGAAGGCTTGGTGCTGGGAGAGCGTGACGGGGGCGTGGGGGAAGGGTCGCGAATTCGTGCTCGAGCAGGCCCGGATCTGGAATCAGCACGGGTACCACGTGACGGTGCTGCTCCAAAACAACATGTACCTCGGCTGCCCGCAGTTCCGCAAGCGAATGTTCCTCATCGCTCACAAGCACCCGATTGTCTGGATGCCGTTCGTAGAATCACGGACTACGGGGCAAATCCTGAAGCAGATGCCGAAGCGAGGCCTGCCGAAGCCCCCGTTGGTACCGCCACCGCTCTCGCCGAGGTTCCTGGAGCTATGGCACCGCTCGGATGGCCACGGGCGCCTGCGGCGCGCCTATGAGCAGATGAGCGAGGAGGAGCTAGCGAAGCACCCCGGCATCATCCCGTTCGCCGTCGTGCGGCGGCTCAACCCAGACAAGCCCCCACCGGTGTTCCTGCAGAGCGCGATGCGGCTCCACCCGACGGAGCCCCGTGAGTTCACCTACCACGAGTGGCTCGAGTTCACGGGGCTGCCGCACAACTGGCAGACGGCCTGCACCAGCTTCAACTCCTTCTCCCTGGAGCTATCCCGCGCCGTCATGCCGCCGGTCGGCCGCTGGCTCGGGGAGTCGATCGCCGCCGGTCTCAAGAAGAAGCCCCTCGACATCAACAAAGGCGTGACCACCAGGGTGGTGAATTTCATGTTCGGGCCGGAGCGGGCCAGCGAGGAGGAGCTATGGCGCACGACGGAGTTCGCCGACCTCTCGACTCCTGTTTGGAGCCCCGCGACGCCCCCGCCGGAAGCGCCCAAGCGGGTGGCAAGGATAGGAGCCCCGCCCCGCGCGCCAAGCCCAGGGCGCCCCGGTATCGGGGCTCGAATCAGGGATCTGCTGCAAGACCCGCGAGGCTTTATCACCGAGCAGATTCTCACAACGATCCGGCAGGAGTTTCCCCAGTCCAAGGCCACCGCGGCCGACGTGTCCTGGAACCGCGGCAAACTGAAGAAGGAGCAGCAACGTGCAGCCTGAAGAGTTGAAAGAAAACCTCTCGATTCTAATCGACTTCATCCACACCGCGCCGGGACGTCTACCCTTCCGGGTCCAGACGGCCATTGCGTTGCTAGAGCAGGCCATGCCACCGACGATCGAGGAACCGCCCGACCTCATCGGCGACGTGCGGGCCTTCGGTGAGAAGTTCGGCCTGCCGCTCTCCGACACGCCGCACCTGCTCAAGCCCGAAGATTGGGCTTACCGCGTTCATTTCCTCCACGAGGAGCTGATGGAAACGGAGGAGGCCTATGATGTAGACGACCTGGTGGGCGTGGCCGACGGTCTCATCGACCTCATCTACGTGGCCATTGGCACGCTCCAGTTGATGGGCGTCCCGGTCGCCGAGGGTTGGCGCGAGGTGCAGCGAGCTAACATGACCAAGGAGCGGGTGGCCAAGGCCGAGGATTCCAAGCGCGGTCACGCCTGGGATATCAAGAAGCCCGAGGGGTGGGAGCCGCCCAACTGGGAGCGCGTGCTCGGGAGACCTACATGAGATCCGCTCGCCTGACCATCTTCGAAGGGCCGGACGGCGCGGGCAAGACCACCCTGGCCCAGGCCTACGCCAAGGAGACCAACGCGCGGTATCTGCACTTCGATGCGCTGCGCGGTATCAAGACCGGCGCCGGCCTGGCTCGGCACTACGCCGAGGCGATCATGCCCGCGGTGCTAGGCTACCAGGACATCGTCATGGATCGCTGCTGGCTCTCGGAGGAGCCCTACGCCGAGGTCTACCACCACGAGCAGGGCAGGCTCGGCCGAGCCCATACCCGAATGCTCGAGCGCCTGGCCCTGCGCTGCGGCGCGGTCGTGGTTCTTTGCGCTCCGCCCCTGGAGGTGGTACGCGAGAACTACCTGTCGCGCCAGGGTGAGGAGATGCTCGAGAGCGTGGCCCAGCTGGAGCAGGTCTACGATCGCTACAAGCGTCACCTGCTTACGCACCTGCCCTGCGTGGCCTACGACTACACCGGGAAGACCGGCAACGCGACGGTGCCGCCCTACTACCTCGAGGAGTTCCGCGGTCAGCGCCACTCGCTGGCGGTGGGGAGCACGGCGGGTAACTGGGATGCGCGCGTAGTCCTCGTGGGGCAAGACTTCGCTCGGCACAAAGACCTGGATTCATACTACCAGTGGCCCTTCGCGTCGTTCGCCGGCGCTGGCTGCTCGCGCTTCCTCACCGATCACCTGGAGGAGTGGGGTATTCTCGAGAGCGAATTGCTTTGGGTCAACGCCGACATGGTCCTCGAGGCGATCCCGTTCGGCGAGCGCAAGGTGATAGCTCTGGGCGAGCTGGCGTCGATGGCTCTCAACGTTCTCGACGTGAGGCATACGCTTATCTCTCACCCGCAGTATCATAAACGATTCAAGGCTGGCGAGCCTTATCTGCTCGGCCCTCAGCTCGTGGAGATGTTGAAATGACACCTGACCTCACGACCGTCTGGTTGAACACGTTGCATATGGTAGTCTCCGAAGGCCACCAGGTCTCGCCGCGGGGAAAGCTGACCCTGGAGATTCCGCAGCACACCAGCGTCGTTAACATGCGGCGCCCGGTGCTCACCGCCCCAGCTCGGAAGCTCTCCTACAAATTCATGGCGGCCGAGGCTTATTGGATCCTCTCGGGCGATAACTCCGTGAAGGGAATCGCGCCCTACAACGCGAACATCGCCCAGTTCTCCGACGACGGGGAGACCTTCTTCGGTGCCTATGGGCCGAAGATCCTGGCTCAGCTCGACTACGTGGTAGCGAAGCTGCTCGAGGATCCGACCAGTCGTCAAGCGGGGCTGACCCTCTGGCGGGAGAACCCACCGACGACGAAGGACGTACCCTGCACGGTCGCCATGTTCTTCGCGATTCGCGGGTCGCGGTTGAACCTCCACGTCTTCATGCGGTCGAACGACGTGTGGCTCGGCATGCCCTACGACGTCTTCAACTTTTCCATGCTGGCCCATCTGGTTGCCGCCAGGATCAACCGCGAGCGGCAGAACGACCAGATCATGGACGGGCAAGTTCCCACGCCAATCAGCGTCGTGCCGGGTAACCTCTACCTGACCGCGGCGAGCTGCCACCTCTACCGTGAGCACTGGGACGCCGCGGCCGACGTGTTTAGCTCGTCCCTGGGCCTGCAGCCGGCCACGCCGGAGGGACTGTTCCTGAATGAATGGCTGCTGATGGATTGGCTAAAGAAGCTACGCGACGCCGGACCGGAATCCACGATGCGCTGGTGGACGCAACCAGCGATCGAGACCACTACCCCAACCCTGGAGGAGAAGTTATGAAACTCGAGGAGCACACCCTCGGTGCCGCGATGGCGGCGATCGAGACCCTGCAAGACCTCGGATTTACCTTCGACAACTCGATCAACCGGCGTTGGAGCCCGCCGAAGAACCTACCGCCTCACATGAGACCAATCCCGCTGGAGGAGCAGTTTCGCCAGGTGATGATGGCGCTGGGCTTCCCTTCGGCTCAGCACCTCTCGAGTGGCGACGTGCTGACGGTCGCGGTGGCTGGAATGAAGGTCTTCCAAGAGGCTGACCCTCGCAACCCGCGCACCGGACCATTCGCCAAGGATCTTGAGCGCCGTTCGGCGGACCAAGTAGCTTTGAACGCGGCGACCCCGCTCAATACGCTGCCGGCCGCGGAGAAGGAAGCGCGAAAGCACGACCAGACCAAGGTCGGGCTCGAGGCGGAGAAGGAGCTGGTTCGGCAGGTGATCCGCGAGGAGCTGAAGATTTCATTGGACCGCCGGCTTAACTACGATTCATGGGATTGGGTTGTTTCGCTTTACCTGGTAAATGACGAGGCCTTTGATTCTGACGCGGTGAGGGAAGTGCGATGACCCGCCCGACCAAAGACCTCTGGGCGATCAACCTCGCGACGATGACCGCCGAGCGAAGCACCTGCGCGCGGCGCCGCGTGGGCTGCGTGCTGACCAACGTCCGCGGTCACGTGCTCGCTACGGGGTACAACGGGGTGGCGGCGGGGCTACCTCACTGCAACCAGGAAACGGGCAAGGAGATGAAGCTCCGATACGTGGACGATGCCTCCCATGAGTCGGCGACTTTCTTGGCGCCGGTCTACGCTCACGCCTGCTCCGGCGCGGCCTCGCCGAGCGGTACGAACCTGGATGCCTGCGAGGCGATCCACGCCGAGCAGAACGCGCTGCTGCAGTGCCACGACGTCTTCGACATCCATACCTGCTACGTGACCGCCAGCCCCTGCGTGACCTGCACCAAGCTCCTGCTCAACACCGGCTGCCAGCGGATTGTGTTCGTCGAAGAGTACCCGCAGCCCGAGGCCGGCCGGCTCTGGAAGAAGTCGCACCGCCAATGGCTTCACGTCAGCGAAGTAGGCCACAGTGAGTAGTTGACACTTGTTGATAAACTAAAGGTTTACAAACTCCTGGAATAGGCCTACTATCTCCTCAACCCCGAGGAGATTGAAATGAGCGCCTTCAAACAAGGATACCAAGCCCGAAAAGACGCCACCGGCCCGGAGGAGGGTGTAAATCCTTTCGCCGGTCCGAAGCAGGTGTGGCTCTCCCAGCAGTGGATGGCCGGTTGGGAAGCGGCAGAAGCTGAGCTGAAGCAGGCGGCGGCTGAATACCACGAGGGAGATCGGTGATGGAACCCTTCGTCATCCACGTCCGCCGGGTCACCCTCAAAGCTCATTCCATCGACTCCGCCCGTCGGGTGGTGCGGGAGCACATCGAGCTGATGGAGCAGCGGGGCGAGGGTGGCGCGAGCGAGCTAGGCGCTGAGTTCACCGTCAAGCAAGGGAAGAAAACCATCGGCCATATTAGCTACAACGGTCGCTTCTGGCCGCTGACCCCGAAGATCACAAAGGAGGAAGATGATGATTGAAGTACAAGTAACGCTACCCAGCGAGCGGTGGCAGGTGCTGCTGCGTCGCGTTGACGGCGATACCTTCGTCGAGGACGTGCGCGCCGCGATCCTGAAGGCGGTGGAGGAAGCCGAGCGCGAGGCAGCGGTAGTCGCCGAAGCCCTTCGCCAAAGCGAGGAGCGAAGCGAGCGGTACAAGCGTTACCGTGAATACCGCCACGAGCGGCTGCTGCAGAGCCCGGTCGTCAACGGGTTCCGCGCGACGGTTACGGCTCCTTCCGAGTTGGAGGCTCGCCGGGTTGTCACCCTCTACCACGATCAGCAAGACCTCAGCCGCCCGGCCTATTACGTCTACCTCTCAGAGAAGCAAGGGTACACCCGCATCGAGCAGGTGGTGAAGCACCGGCGTGGCTTTAGCCGGCGAGAAGTTTCCGGCTGGACCGGGAACGCAGCCACAAGCGCGCGGTTTAATCGGCTGGTGGCGACGGCGACGCGGCTGGCAGAACTTAGCACCCCCGTCCTACCTCTTGAGGAATGGCACCATGAAGATCAGAGTTGATAATGAAAAGCTCGTCGCTCATCGCGCGAAAGAAGAACGCCGGGCGCGGTGCCTAGCGCTGCAAAGTCAGCTGTCCGAGCTGGTAGGCAGCGTGCTCTACAAGGAGAACGGTGAGCGAACCGACGTGCCCCTCGATCTTATCACGGTAGAGCTGCACGTTAGCGAGGTAGCTCTGCTACGGGAGTTCGATGTGATCACCTACGGCGATAGCAAGATCAAGATTTACGGCGACAGCCCGATATTGGTGACCTTTACCACCGTACGCGACGACGATGGCAAGTAACCCGAACCGGTGCCATAATGCTGATTCAGGTGCATAAGGAGGTACCTGACATGAACACTAAGTACCCATCGGACTACGGGTTGTCGCCCGCTGAGGCCCACGCCTGCAAGGAGACGCAGCACCAGCGGGAGCTGCAAGAAGCTATTTACCGGGCAGGGGCGCAGCGCCAGCGGGAAGCTCACGCCCGCGAGGAGGAGCAGCACCGGCGGGAGCTGCAAGAAGCTATTCACCTGGCAAGGGCGCAGCGTCAGCAGCAGGAGCACTACCGGCAGCTCCTGGCCGTCGGCCCGCCGTCCTCCGGCGGTGGCTGCGGAGGCCCGACCTCTGGGTTGAATCCTTACGAGCAGCCGATTACCAAGCCCGAATTGGCCCATCGAGTCCGACACAACCCGACGGGCGGCACGTACGACGTGCTGGGGCCCAACGGCGAGTACCGGAAGGCCTACCATCACAAAGACGAAGCAGAGGCGATTGCCGCCTTCTGGTCGGGCGACTTCCTGCACGCGGAGGAATACCGGCGCCGAGTCCTTTGCCGAGAGGGCCACCTGAAGCCGGAAGATTTGTGAGTTTGACGTTCAAACAGGGAAAGGAGATTATGATGCTAACTCTAGAACTAGGTTCGGAGCAGGTGAGGGTCGAGACCATCGTCGAGGCCCGCGAGGCGGCGATTATCTTCTTGGCAGAAGAAGCCGAGCGCGGGGCTGATCCAACGACGCTGGCTGAAATCCAGTTTCGGCTTTTCAACCGCGAGCGGCTCCTCGGGCTGGTCGTGGGTGGTTACTTCTACCAGGCTCACTAGCGTGGATATCCCCGTCAAGAGTCCGCTTAAATCAAAGACCGTCTGGCTCAACATCGCTGCGGTCTTCGCGATCTTCTATCTACCGGAAGACCAACTACGCGAGTGGGTGGCCCTGCTGCCGATCCTCGGTGACACCGATGACCCCAAGGAACTGGTGGCGATCCTGACGGCGCTCGCCAATCTCTGGCTGCGGTCGCAGTATACCAACCAGCCGGTGACCGTGACCGCCGCGCTGCGCCCCGTGGACCCCGGTACTACGGTTACCCGTGATACCGGCGTCTATCTTGTGCAGAAGCGCACGCGTGACAATCCTTAATAAAATAGTCGTTTACAAGCTCGCTGTGGCGTGATCTAATGGGCTCTCATCAACGGGAGCCAAGGATCATGAATAAGTCACAAGAACGGGCAATCAACGCGATCCGCCGCCACATAGAAGATAGCCTCAACACCAATCCAGACTACGGTGATGAGATTACCAGGTGGGAAGTAACGACGACAAGCTATGGCTGCCTCTGGGTGACTGCTGAAAACGAGATGACAAAGCTCCCCGAGACCAACTTGCTCCGAATCATAGATCGCCAATATTGGCTGTTCGCGATTGGTAAGCGCGGAGCTATCACGATGAAAATGGGACCGAACAGCTACAAGCAATTCAACGGCCGCAAGGCCTTCGGTTTTCACGTCGATACCAAATGAGAGGAAAAACCATGAACCCCAACGACGATCGCATCTACTGCCTGCTCCCACCGAGTACGGTGCGCATGGTGCGAACCCTTAACCCCGACGGGCCGACTGCCCTGCCCCTGCGCCTCGGGCGCATTCTCGCGGTGCCGGGGCTCGAGCAGGAGCGCGAAGACGAAATATCTGTCTTCTTTAAGCCTCGTGCGCGGGCCTGGAGCGAGAAACAGCTGCCTCGATACGTTACGATAGGCGAGGATCTTCGGACGGTTTATAGCTGGCCCCTCGAGTGGCTCTACTGCCGGGAGTTCGCCTTCGGGCGCTTCGTGCGACGGGTCGGGCGGATCGCGGATCACCAGTTGATTTTCGATGGACACTACTTCCTTAGCCACTTGGGTATTCGCGCCGAAATCTAAGGACGCCTCCGATAGGGTCATCGTGGCCCTACGGGAGGCGCCCCGTGCCTCAACCCCAACCCCTAAACCCCCCAAGGAGAATGTGATGCTTGACAAAGCTAGAATTTCAGCGATCGGCAACGACCTGCGGGATGCGCTCAAGGCTGTCGCAGAGAAGCACAACCTCAACCTGACCAAGAGTAACATCTCGTTCGCCACCGACTTCTTCAACCTGTCCTGCACCTTCGGTGACAAGGATGAGCTGGGCGACGCCAACCCGCTTTATCGCGTGACCATGCAGCGCAAGGGCCACGAGTTCGGGCTCTCGATCGAGGACATCGGCAAGAAGTTCATGACCCGGCAAGGTGAGGTCGAGATCATCGGCATGCGCGGCTCCCACGTCATCGGGAAGCAGGAGAACGGTCGGCTCTACAAGTACGACCCGGTTACGGTTGCCGGCCTGCTGGGCCAGAAGCCGACGGCGCTGCGCCTCGCAGTGGGAGGGCGGTCATGACATCGCTTATCACGCTACTCAAGGAGGCCGCCGCGACCTACCTCAAGCAGCTGACCGAGGAGCCCGACCACGACGAAGCTTTGAACTGGGCGTCGTCCTTCCTACTCGCGGCGCTAGCCCTGAAAAAGCGTGGTCACGACACGGAGGAGATGCTGCTTGCCCGCGGGCTGATCTTCGAAAAGTACGGCCATGACCTTCTCCTGCATCTTATCTCATCGCCGAGCGAGTTGGAGGCTGAGGGCGCGAAGATAATCACGCAGACCCTGCTCACCGTTCATTGGACGTTGACGTCGCCGATCGACGACGCCGACAAGGTAACTCACCTGCGGGAGGAGTTATTCCCGCCGGGCCGACTTGAGCAGGTACTTCACATGGCCGACCTGTTCGGGTTTAAAAACCCAGCGAAAGTCAACTCTAATTTTCTGCACTAGGGACTGAGAACAAATGAATGAGCCCATCCTCGCTACCTTCGCCCACCCATGGATAGGGCAGCTGAATCTGGTGCTGAGCACCTACCAGCTGGAGGTCGGCGCCGAGCGCCGGCGCATTCCCTATCTGTGGGTCGGGCGCGAGGATGGCGAGACGATAGCCACCTTGACCGTAATCCTCAAGGAGGTAAAGCCCTACGCCGCGCTGCCGCCAAACCACACCTGGGTGGTGCTGCGACCGGCGCTTACCGGGCTACGCGACCTCCTGCTCGACACCGGCGTCGTGCGCGATACCGGTGTGATCTATGGACCTCATCACCCTCCCGCCGAGCTGTGGGAGTATCAACTACCACCACCATCCTAAGGACCGGAGTAATCATCATGAAACCCCTCGCCCTAGCCCTCTGCCTTACGCTCGCCGCTTGCGGCAGCGCAGGAGAGTCACCCGGCTCGGCGGCGACCTCACCCGCAACCGCCGCAGCTCCAACCCCAGCCCCCGTCGCGGCAGCACCATCGCCCGCCGCGCCTTCTCCGACCCCGCTATCTACGACGGCGCCCGTGGATCCGACGCCGGCCGACCCGAGCACGCCTGCTCCAGGTACCGTTGCCGGCCCCGTGGTCTACGCCGCCATGCTCCAGCGCTGGGAGCCTACCCCGGCGCCCCACCCCTCGATGGCCCGCCTAACCGAGGCGCCTGGGACGCAGGCCTACTACTTCCAGCAGGACGGCCTCGAGCCGTTGAACACCCACACCGCGCCCGGCCTGTTCGTCATGAGCCAGGGCTGGCAGAACCAGAACGAGCCCGGCTCGTCGCCGACGGACCTGGCGGGGGTCAGCTTCGCCGTCCCGGTGGTTACCGCGCCCGGTCGGCTTGAGCTCTACTTCGAAGGTCGGGTTACGGTTTGGAGTCCGCACAACGCGAACAACAACCTCCCGATCGTGCTTGAGGAGCGGCTCATGTATCACCAATCAGGCCTGCGATTCTCCGATACGCCCGGCGTGCTCTACCCGCTGGATCAGCTCCTGGGCCGGTGGGCCGATAGCCCCGATCGACGGATCGACCTGCGCCTGGAGCGCGATCCAAGCCCTCGGGCCTTCCAGCTCTGCTGGGAGGCGATCCTGCAGACCGCGCGCCGGTCGATGTGTGGTCGCTTCGATCGCGAGACAGGTGCGCACCTCGGGGTGCGGATCGTCGACGACTCCTATGGGCTTGGCCCGAAGGTTTGGGAGTAATAGCCTAAACTGGTTATTTACAGATTCGGTTTCGCCTGTTATCCTTGGAATACCCCCAAGGAGGTATGACCGATGAAACCGAACGACGAACCAGAGCAACACTACTATCAAGTCAAAATGCAGCAAGAAGATGAAATGCTACCGATCGTCGCGTGGCTGTGGGGCGCGATCATCATGTTTGTGGTCTTCTCGTTTCTGTGGGAGACCGCGGTGAAGCCTCTGCTTGCGCATCTCGGAATCCACATCGACTAGAAGGAGTCGAGGCCACGACGAGGTGCCGCACGCAAACGCAGCCCTCGTCGTGGCGGAAATCTCCCATCCCCTGCCGATAGCCGCGCTTCCGAAGGCTCTGCGCGGTTGCGAGGTTGGTAATCATCGCGTAGGCGCAGCGCCGGCAGTCCATCATGCCACCCTGCGAACTTCGATGTTCGCCTCTTGAGCTACCGTCCTGAATCGGAAGTCACTGATGTGGTGCATGATCGCTACCGCGGCGCGTACCTTCTGGATCTGGCGGCGTCGCTGCTGCTTATCGACTACGGTAGCGATTGGAAAGCTGCGAACCTCCTCGAGCGTGAAATCCTTCAGGCCAAACCCGACCAACCTGTTTGCGTACTTCTTGTTTTGAAGCTTAGGCCGGGGAAGAATCACAGCCATCTGCTGCTTAGTGTTGTTGGTGTAGACCCCGATGCGATAGCGTGCTTCCCAGTACGCTGTGACGGCAATCTTCGTGGCTTCGGGGTGCGGATCAAACGGATTCCAGGTCAGACTCATAACCGATCCCTCCTTGAAATTTCAGGATTACATTCGGCCGACCTGGGCTATAATTTAGATTAGCTGCTAGCTACGGCAGCCTATTCCCTACACCACGGCAAGGAGTTTTGAATGGACACACGAAGAAGGTGGGCTGAGTTGTGGAAGGACTGGGCACCGGCGATCGTCGGGGTGGCGGCAATTGCGCTCCTGATCGTCTACCGGTTGTGGTAAAAAGAAAACCGCCGACACCTTACGATGCCGGCGGTCTTCACCCCAAGCCCCAACCGATCACAGGAGAGAACGGCGGAAACAGATCCCTATTCTAACCTAACCCCGCGAAGCTTGTAAACAGTGGGAAATTCCAACCGCGAGACCCCCTGAATGATGATAGCGTACGAACTGCACAGACCCCGGCCGGAAGACCAGGACCGAGACACCCGCCACGAGGTTATCCTTATGGCGATCAACGAAATCGATACCATGCGGCTGCTGGCAATCATATCGATCTTCCAGCAGGGCGTGCTAGACCAGTGGCTGGACCAGGCCATCGCTAAACTTGCTACCGAGGAGTTGCCTAATGCCTTCGAAGACGCCGCCCGCCAAAACCCCACAAAAGACCAAAGAGCAACGGAAGGACGAGCTGAGGACTAAGCTCGAATCTGCCTTAGAAAAGTTGAGAAAGGATCGCGACGAGCTGCGCGGCCTGTTATCGGAATATACCGACGTCCTGGAGAACGCCGAGGATGCGGCTGATTCTCTGGAGTACGCCATCGAAAACCTTTCCAATCATCTTTGAACAGGAGGTAGGGTCTTCATTACAGGCCGAGGTGTCGTGGTGCTCTGACCGCTGCGCCACCTCCCAGCCGCTTGGTCGGGCTCCCTACTTCCGGAAGCGCTTCGGGCCCACCAGGCACTCAACCTCCGCGCAACAGCAGCGGGAAATCAGAGCCAGCTGTGACTTTGGCCGTAGAGAGTAACGGCCACCCCACCCCCAAGAGGAGCTGTGATGAAATGGAAAACCAGGGACGGCCGAACGCTGGCACCGTCTGAGATGAGCACGGAGCATCTAAAGAATGCTATCGCGATGCTGCGCCGCCAGGGAAAGGTTACTCACGGCGAGCTGCTCAGCATGATCGCCTATGCGGGTAGCGCGCCGGACGGCGCTGCGATGGCCGTCGAACAGGAGATCGACAACGCGAGGGTCAGTCGAGGCCTCTCGGTCCTCGAGGCCGAGCTATCCAGGAGAGAAGCATGAGCTTTCAACACCGGGAGGCCTTCTGTCTGATGTGGTACCGCTGCGAGGTCTGCGCTTGCACATTGCGATTTTGGAACAGTCGCGACGGCGTTACCCCTTTCACCACCACCTGCCCCTCCTGCGGCGCCCTCGCGATGACGCACTGCCTTTTCAGCCAAGATACGCGCTTGCCGCTTTATCGACCCTGGACCGGACAGCCGGTCTGGATCGATATGACACGAGAACAGGCCGAGGCCTACGCCAACCGGAAGCTGAAGCAGCGTCAGCTCGAATCCGGCGAGGAGTCGACGCCGGAGCTACGCGAGGCCCTGATAAAGGAGATCTACCGGGACGGACAGGCTCCCGACTTGATGATTTGGGGTTTTCAGCGGGACATAAACGCGCCCTTCCGCCCGAATTGGTGGCCTAAGAAGTAACACTTGTTCATAAAATAAAGGTTTACAGACAGGGGCGGTTGTGGTCCAATGGAACCATTCCAAGGAGAGACAGACATGAAACATCAAACCGTTAAAGCTCCCGAGGGCTGGGCCATTCACCTCTTTGCTGCTCGGGTACGCACCGGCGACGAGGGTCTTTGCGTCTACACCTTTCCGGGTGCGGAGAGCTGGAAGCTAACGCGGGTCACCTATCCGGTAGACAAGCAGGGTAAGACCCTTCGCCCGACGATCGTCGATCTATCCGCCCCTTTCAACTCCCTGAGCGAGTTGAATAAGTTCCTCGACGCTCTATAAAAAGGAACCTATCATGCTTACCAACTCTGATCTGAGCCTCATCGTCGCCCTCCGGAGCGCTATGAACACGCAGGGTCGTTCCGAGCGCCAAATGGAAGAACTAACCGCCGAGCTGACGAAGGCCCTCGAGCGGTGGAACGAGTGGAACCAGCCGCACGAGGTTTGACATTTGTTCATAAAATAAAGGTTTACAAGGTAGCTCCTTTGTGTTCTAATGGAACCATTCCAAGGAGAACATCATGATCACCCTCTTCACCTACGACATTAACCGCCGCGCCGCCTACTTCGGCCGCACCACCCCTCGGGTTGAGTGGGTCGTGATTCGCAGCGACGGCCGTCAAATGGGAACCTACGCCACCCGGCGTGAGGCACAGGCAGAAAAAGAGCTCAACGAGCTGCTCGACCGCCGCGAAGCCGGTGAGGAGGCCTGAGATGGGTGCTACCTTCATCTTCACCTACGGCCGCAGTCGCCACGAGATCAAGAAGGGCGACCGGAAGGCGGCGGCCGACGTGCTGCGCTACGCGCGGGCGAACCGACCGGCCTGCCAAGTTGAGCGGATCTGCCAAGGGCAGTTCCTTATCGATCACCCCGCGCGCCACACAAAGGTGCGCATCAACGTTCGGTGACACTTGTTGATAAATTAAAGGTTTACAAGGTAAGGTAGTTGTGATCTAATGGTTTCACACCACGGAGATCATCATGAAAAGCTGGAACGAACTAACCCCCACGGAACGTCGGATTGAAATCTTGACGCAGCGGCTCAATAACCTAGCTCCGAGTGCTCCGCTCCGTATTAAGGTCGCGATCACCGCTGAACTTCGCTCGTTGGGCTGGGGTCGGAAATGAACAAAGAGACCATCATGCAGCGCACCTACGCTAGCGAATTCGGCCCCAAGTACCACCCGGAACCGGAGGTGCTCCACCTCCTCGGGCAGCTGTTCTTCCTCGACTCAAGCTGGCACAACGACACCTGCCCAAGCTGGACGTACGAATTCAACGACCGATCGACCCTGATCGTCTTTGTGCAGCCGGCCGACGCTACCCTGCGGGAGTGGCCCGAGGCGAAGCGCTTCAACGTGCAGATCCGCGACCCGGAGGGCGACCTAACGGATTACGACTTCGACACCGACGATCAGGGCGAGCTGCGCGCCCACCTTGTGCGGCTCCTCCGGGCCCGAGGGGTGGAGGCCGAATAGAGCCCCGTAGAGCCTCTCACGAGGCTCGGAGCCCTACCACCCATGCCCTAAGCGCTTGGCGCGTTCTAGAGGCCTTCCCGTCAGCCGATTTAGGCGTTTCGAGCCCCGGTCGGGGAGGCCTTGGGCGCCGGCGGACCCATCGGAGGTTCGGCCGGCTGCAGGGCTTCCTCCAGCTCCCGCAGCTCGTCCTTCGTCAGGCACGCAACCCCATGGCGTTGGATCTGGCTCGGGAGCGGGCCCACGATGCTGATGCCGACCTGATCGGGCGCCGCCTTCCAGGCCTCGCAGGCAGCTTTGTCGGTCCAGGGAACGTACTGGGTCTGCGAGAAGGGCACACCCCCGAGCGTGAAGAGAAACGTAATCACAAGCACGGCGTTCATGGTGCTTTACTCCAGCAACTTAAGGGCCTGGTCCTTCAGCCCATCCCAGTCCACGCCCGCCAGGATCGGGCGCTCGTTGGCGCGAAGCCAGCGCTGGAATGTTTGGGTTAAAACTTCTTCCTGCGTCGCCCGCAGCCGATCAAGCTTAATCTCGTAGCGCAGGCAGGTTAGCACATAGCTGGGCTTGCCACCGAGGGTTTCGGCCACAAAGGAGTGGCAAAACTCGTGCTCCCAGCAGTAGGCCCAAAGATCGTCACCGTAGCCGAGCCGGTGCGCGATTACGTGGTAGTGAGGATCTTCCGGGTGCGGCCAGGCCTCGAGGTGAGATCCGTCGGGGAAGCGGTTGACGATGCGACGGTGCTTCAACGCCTGGTCGTCGTACTCGAGAGTGACGTAATCCAGGGCGATGACCTTTTTCATCCCTTCCAGACACCCCAGGCCAGCGCCAGAAGTGCCCCCACGATCAGCCCGAACCAAATCCAATTCCAGCCACCGAAGTCTTGCATCACTTCCTCGCACAAATCATCGCCGTCTCATCCCAGTAATCCGGCCCGCCGTCGTCGACGACTTCGAAGCACTGGGGCGCCGCCTTCACCGCTCCCTGGAGGAATTCCGTCACCGCTTTTTGGCGGACGTGGGAGCAGCGGGCGAAGTTGACCCACCGGGCAAGTTCGTACTCGCTGGCGCCGGAGCCGTCGTCGTCGGCGGGAGGTCCAGCTGGAGCGGTGGCAGGTCTGGGGGTGAGACCAAGAATCGCGAGGGGATCTTTATGCGCTTCGGCTCGGCGGGCACTGGGACCGTCGTTGAGCAGCTTGACAGCAGGAGCAGACAGAGCCCGACGAGTAGTGCTCGCCACACTCTCGAGCTGAGCACTGATAGCATCGAACTTCTCCCTGTATTGATCTTGAGTCTCTACCAGCAGCTTCAGCAGCTGATCGATCGCAGTTTGGGAATCCCTCTGCGCCGTCTGAGCCTTCTGCTCGGCGATGATCGAGCTAGATTTCCAACGCTCATTTTCGGTCTCGAGGTCGCGGATGGTATCGGCCCGCCAGGTCCACGCGACGTAGGTAGTTAAGCCCCCGACTAGGAGTCCGGCCATCGCGCCGAGCACCAAGCCGGCGGTCCCAGTCAGGGTGCTGAGGCTCATCTCAGTAACGGGCGGGAATTCCAGGGCAGGGCTACGCCGAGGGCCTGGAGAATCAGGAGTACCACGCAGATCACCGCGCCAGCCCAGAGCAACGTACGCAGCCACGAAGGCATCGTCGGGACGAGAGCCGCGAGGAGAATGAACAGGATGAGAAGAATGATCAAGAGAGACATAGGACTACCTCCAGGGTTTAACTCGCCACCAGTGGCGCGCAGCGCGAAACTTCTGCAAAGCATATTCGGCCGATACCCAACGGGCGGCGAGCCAACTGATCAACCTATCCATCGCACAGATTCCTTGCACGACAACTACGCGGATTACCGGCGCATTCTATCATCACATTACGGTAATCGTTCGGATCGCAACTTAGGGGAGGCGGCGAGTCGTCGACCACCGGCGCCTCCTCGGAATCGCCGCCACAAGCAACCAGAAGAAGGAAGACCAGGACGATGACCTTCGCCATGTGCTCACCTACAGTATTCCATGCCCCAGCCGGTGCTTGCATAGGCGCCTTCGCGTTCGGTAATCCGTGTGACGTATCCTCGGTTTTCACGTATCGCCCACCCTGCCCGTGAAGTCTTTTGCGCCACGTCCGCCCACCGGGTAGGGTCGCAGCTTCGATCCTGCCCACAGAGCCCTATCTCCCGCGCGAGAGCGGTCGGCCCGCCGTTATAGGCGGCACCAGAGAACTTGATGGCCTCGCAGCGATCGCGCCCTCGCGCGTAGTCGGCGTACAGGTCACGCATGTGAAGAGCTTGCGCGTAGAAGCACCACTTCGGGGAATATCGCCCCAGCGACGCCAGCCCGTCGAACTGCCCTTCGATCCCCGCCGCGGTCGCCGGGATGAACTGGCAGAGCCCTCGAGCCCCCGCGGAGGAGGTCAGGCCATCGCGCCAACCGCTCTCCTGGCCGATCTGAGCGGCGAGCCAGGCCGGCGTGCTTAGGCCCCAGACCTGGCGCACCGTTCCGACGTAGAGCCGCTTCCATTCCTTTGCCTCGCGCGGAACCTCAAAGCTATACGCTGAGGGCCATGGCCAGCATGCCCACGCCAATAAGGAAAGCACGACGGTGATGGTTCTCATGATTCGGATCAGCCCTATCGGGTTTCCAAAGGTAGAAGTGAACCGAATCGATGCCCCAACCCATCAAGGCTCCGATCATTACAGCCGTGCCTTTGACTACCAGGTCATCGAACGCAGGGCTCGGCCAGCCCTGCCTGAAGACGATGTAGACCAGGGCTAGCGTCGTCAGCACCCAGACGTGCTTAAGCTTGACCTTACCCAGCAAGCCTGTTTTGGTGATAGACGACTTTTCCATCACTCGCTCGGCGGCCGAATATTTGGAATATCGGCGAAGTGTCCGACGAGAGCAATCAGGATAATGACCCCGATGATTACCAACCCGACGGTGAAGAAACGCCGCGCGGGCGTCCACGACTTCCAACCCCTATAGACGTCAGAATCTTGAAACTCCTCCTTACGATCCTCGGCCAAAGCCTTGGCTTCTTCGATTCGTCGACGCATATCGTCGCCCCAGTCGTCACGATGTTCCGGTTCCATAGTAGACCTCCTACCCGTGCAGAACATAAGCGATAAACCCGCCTGCGATAATACCAATCACGGCAAGTATGATTTTACGATACCTTCTCCAAAAAGCCATCAGCATTTTCCTTTACGGCACTACTAACTCCAAACGCGGTAAGTTGACGCACTCATTCCTGAGTATATTAGGTTTCCAGCACACGCGATTGACTGCAACATAAGTTCCCGATTTCAGTGGGGGAATCTCAACGGTGCGCTCCGTCATATAAATATCGGGCGGGTAGGTAACAACGCTCGAGGGTAGTTCAATCCGGATTACCTTACCGTCCATCGATCGAACCAACTCACGAATGAAACGAAACTCCCGCTCGCGGTGAATACGAAACTCCCGCCGGATAAGGATATGCCGTGTACCCTGCATCTCAACCGAGTGATGCTCTGGGTTGACACTTTCAAATGCTGGTTCATATTGGGCATAGTTCAAATAACCGGCGATAACACCTGCCCCGACCATAACCCAAGTCGCGGTAGACATGCCAGCCATCATAAATTTGAAGGTCCGGTTATTCATTCGTCGTCGCTCAAAGGTTCATATTTTTGCAAACGCCGCCTAAGCCTCGCGCTCTCTATCTGGCAATTCTGCAATTTTTCCTCAAGTAGATCATTCTTTTCTTCTAGCAACTTTACCTGCCGGTCGTGAATTCCCTGAAGGTTCTCCGCCGTCTGGACCTTGTTTTTAAGCCCGTGAATTAGCTGAGCGGTCTCATCGCGTTGACGATCTGCCTCGCGCTTCCGATCCTCGCGCTCTCGCTCGAGGTCTCGCTCGAGCCGAGCACGATCCTCGCGCGCCGTCTTCTCCGCAGCCTCGCGAGCCTGGTCGGCAATGCGCTGCGCCTCACGCCGATTCTCCTCGTCCTTACGCTCCCGCTCCCCCGCCAAGCGGTTCGCTTCGATTTTGTCGGTCTTCTCCTTCTCAGCGGCTAGCTCCCGCGTTTTGCGCCGATCCTGCATCTGCGATTGAGCAAGGCGAAACAGGCCGCCAATGATCAGCAGCAAAACAGGGCCGACGAAGCCCTCGGTGTCCTTGAGTAAATCCCAAATTGGCATATCGCTCAATTGGTAAAGGTAAACACCTTCTTGACGAGAATTTCAATGAACTCGGTATGCACGTCGTCCGCAGTCTCAAACTCCGCCTGGAGCTGAATAACTAGGAGCCGCTCGGGAAGACCGCCAACCGGCAGGTGGCTTCCCGGCACGCGGATTTCCATGCTTGACGCGGAATCGTCGACCGTTACCAACGGGCTTACGTTCGCACCCGTTAACGCATCGAAGACCTGATACTGCACCGAAAGAGGGGTTGCCGCCAACCCCCTCATATCCCGCCAGGTGATAGGAATCTCAACCGAGTTACCGTGACTGATGATCTTCGCCGGTCGGCTCAGGCGTTGAAGGGTGGACGGGGCAGGCATTTAAATTTCCTCCATCATAATTTCATTCACGGAAACATCCGCGCTTCTCGCGTAAACGGTATACGTAGCAGCCATCCTGCGAACCTCGCCCACGTCAGCGCTGCGGGCAAGCACGCTCCACCGGGCCTGGTAGGTCTGGTCGGTACTTTCGCTCTCGGCGTCCGTGACCCCCTGGGCTGCGCAAGCGCCATGGCTCGACCCCAACCCCTGGGAGACCGCACGTAGGAAGGCGACCACATCTGCCCAGCCCTCCGCTGTGCCGACCGCCCAGGCGTCCGCCGTGCTGTCGCTGCTGGCGGTAGCCACCCCCGCCGCCGCTCCGGTCGCCGTCGCGTCGCTTGCCCCGGCCGCGGGCGCAGTGCCCAGCCCGTCCGAGGTGCCTACCACGTAGCGCACAGCCACATAAGCGCCCACCGCGGCGACGGTGCTGGTCCCGGCGCTCGTCGCTCCGGCGCCCAGGATCCCAAGCCCCACAGCCGCGGCGGTGCCGGTACCCGCGCTCGAGCCCGCGGCGGTGCGGACCTCGGTGGCGTTGCCGACGCCGCTCGCGAGAGCACTGCCGGCGATGGAGGGCGCACGCAGGGCCCAGGAGGCCCCTACGGCGCTCGCTTGACCCTGCCCAGCTCCTACCCCAGCCGCGAAGCGTATGGCGGCGTAGGCCCCCGTTCCGAGGGCTAGGGCAGCCCCTGCCGCGGTCCCGGTCGCCGCAGCCGCTCCTCGTCCAACCCCGGTCGCCGTAGCCAGGCCCGCCGAGACCCCGATGCCGTGACCGGAGCCCGTCCCGCTGGCCACCGCGGTCGAGGTGCCGGTGCTTGTGCCGACGGCAAGCGCCGTGCTGGTGCTGATCGCGGCCGCGGTAGCCATCCCGCTCGAGGTGCCCACCGCCAGGCCCGAGCCCGCCGCCAGCGCGCTCACGGTGGCGAGACCGGCTGAGCTGCCGACCGTGGGCTTCAAGGCGCGCCCGACCCCGCTCACGGTTGCTACCCCGGCAGCGCTCAGGCCGACCCCGGTGCGGGTAGCGATGTAAGCACCCACCGCATCGGTAAAGCCAGCCAGACCACCGGCTACCCCCACCGCTGGGATGCGCGCGCCTCCTATCCCCGCGGCCGCACCTACCCCCGCCGAGCTGCCGGCTGCGGTTCGGACGTCGACGAAGGAGCTAACCGCGGTTGCCGTCCCGACGCCGCTGGCGGTACCTACCCCGGCCGCCGCGCCTCGTCCTACGGCCGCCACCGAGCCCACGCCGGTGGAAGACCCCGCGCTTTCCATCACCGCGGTGCCGACCGCGGCCGCGGTGGCCACGCCCGCGCTGCTCCCAGCCGCCAGGTAGTCGTTGATCGAGGTTCCGCCAGCCGAAGCAGCGCCCACGCCCGTGGAAGTACCTACGCTGGCCGCAACCCTATGGCCGACGGCGGTGCTCGTGGGCACGGACCCGGCTGAGGATCCTACGCAAGGGATCACCGCGTTACCGGTACCCAACGGCAGCGCGGCACCGGCCGAACTGCCTACCGACTCATAGATGACTCCGATGCCGCCTTCGTGGTAGTCTGCGTCGGTTCCTACCGCGTTAGCCGTGCCTGCGCCCGCCGAAGCTCCGACCCCGGCCGCGGCACCTCGACCTACAGCCGTCGCCGCACCTACCCCGGCCGAGGCTCCGGCACCATCGGCGAAGCTGGCGCTTGCCGGAGGTCGCAGCGCAATGGTCAACGAGGCGTTGATGCTTGACGTAACCGTCGCCGTCGTTGCCGATACCACGCCGGCCGTGGTTTTGATCCCGCAGGCGACGCCGAAGCCTCCGCCGTTACCCTGCGCAGTGCCTAGATCGTCAACCTCGGTGATCGACGCCAGGCTAGCATTCGTCCAACCAGAGAAGGCAGCCGACGCGCTATCGTTATCGCGCGCGATGATATTGACGATCAGACAATTATCAACCGTGGTCGTCAAGCCAGGCGCTGACGCCGACGTGCTCGCGCTAGCCTTCTGCGCGACTGCGGTTACGTCCCACGGGTTACCGCTCGCGATGCAATTCCGGAATGTGATTATCCTCGCATATACGTGGTTACCCGGATCGGCCACCGTCGGGGTAGCCATGGACGTAGACGTAGCGCGACACCAGAACGCGGTAATCCGTGTGCCGTTTGTTGTTGTACCAGTTGCCGAAGGGCTATTGTCAACCGCGACGAATCCAGCTGCGGTGCTCAGGGTCGCCGCTTCACCCCCGCAGGATTCAACCAGAAGCAACCCGATATCACCGACCGCGTGAGTGGGCCACGTCGGCGAGACCGCGCCGGTACCTTCTTGCAGCGCCCCGTTCGCTACCCAACGCGGATCAATTATCTCTTTGATCGACGCACTGGTAATACTGCCGACAAAGGAGTTGCCCCAAATATAGATTTCAGTATTGGTCGCCGTGAAGTCAAACGTCGACGTTCCAATACTCGAGCGCGTAGCGGCGTGGGTGCCTGGGGACGTCCCGTCGTAGACTGTGGACACGGACCCGGACGTGTAGGCTGAAACCTCAACTGATCCACGGTACGGCGCGCCCGCGACCAGCCCGCTCGGGACGAAGATAAATTTATCACCGCCACCGGTGCAGGTCGCTACACCGCTTCCGACACTCCACCCAGCATCGAGCGTTAAGCCCGTTGACGAGTCAAAGGTCGGCTGCGGGAATAATTCCGGGCCGAGCAGAGGCATGATTTTTTACGCGATGGTGTACGCGTGCTGCCAGCAGGTAATATTTGCATCACTCGACGGGTTCGTATAGACGCGGTGCCGCCAGCCTCCAGACACGAACCACTGCGCCTTAAAGTGCTGCGTATCCGCCATCAAGTTCACGAAGTTGTAGGGCGACTGCCGGCCATCGCGTTTATCAAAGAACCGAACCTGGGCAGATCCCGCGGGCGTAAATTCCACGAATGTCTCTGAGCTGATCGTAACGGGCGAGCTAAACGTGACGCTGTAGTAGAAGCGCTTCGGAATAGTGCCGTCGGCAAGCACGCCTGAGTTAGCCGAACCTTCTGAAAACGAGCCGGTAGCCAACGTGGTCCCACCGCTATTCTTCACGGCGACGTTAACGGTTCCAGCCACGTCGAAGGCGCAGGAAACCCGGCAGCCGATCAACGTCCAAGAGGTCGGAGGGGTGATTACATCACGGATAGGTGCGCTCGAGGTAGCCAGCGTAGCGGTCAGGTGCTGAGCTGCGTCGAAGTTCATCAGCCCGAAGGAGGTACCGTTGGTGAAATTCAATTGGAAGTTCGGCATAATCCGATAGGGTGACGCAACGTTCATATGGTCGAACGTCCACGCACCGGTCGAACCCTGCTGCCGCCACGCCTGCCATACAGTCCAATCCGAATCGAGCAAATACGGAGTGCCGTCGGATGAGTTCGTCATGTGCTGACCATAGCAGTCTACGTTGCTATAGCCGAAGGTCGTATCCTCCGCCCGGCTCAAGAATTCCAAGTGGTAGAGAGTACCCGCCACTATATTCCCGTTGACAGTACCGAACGTGTGAGCGTTGAAGCGGTCATCAGGATTGGCGAATACGCCGCTGCTCATGTTCAGGGAAAAATCAGCCTGCGCGATCGGAGACCCGCTCATGTTCCGATTACCGCTGCCGTCATCGGGCCAGATATTGCAACGAGGCAATCCACCGTTGCCGCCCGAGTACCCCGCACCATCCGCCATCCAGAGCTTAATCGAGGACGGGGTACCAGACTTACCCGCGCGAAAACGGATGTAGCACCGGTAGTTGTAGCCGTCGCTGTTGCGTCCGAAGTTAACGTTAGACAACGTGTCCATCGGGAAGACGCCACCGCCCTTCATGCGGGAGAATTCCGTACTTGTCAAGCCATAGTTGCCCGGCGGGAGGATCGACAGGGTACCTTGGTTGAGGGTACCGTTAACGCCTATCGTGAACGACTCGCTAACCTGACTGCTACCGGCGTTGACGATTGCCCTAATCCAAAGTCCGCGGGCGTGCCCAGCGGCGAAATTTCCGCCTGAGATTCCTGAGGCCTCAGAGCTAGGGCTGCTGAAAGTTACGCCAGGCGGTGCGGTAGTCTCATTGGCGATAGCGTTTTCCGTCAGGTTCACACCCACGGCGCTCCAACCAATAGCGATAGACGTTGTGCTTGAAGGCGTGTCAGCTTGAATCCACGCCTTTAAGGCATCGCGGGCATCCGAAGGCTGGACGTAAACGCACCGGTAGCACGTGTGCCCAGCAGTAAACTGCGAGCTAGTCAAGCTGAATAACTCCAAGGGTGCGAGCACACTTGATTTTTGCCCACCCAGCGACGCCGCCGCAGAGCTGTTAGATGCGCCACCAGAGAGGAATAGAGAAGTCGGCATGATGAAATTTCCTTTTCAGACTACCCCAGCTTGCCAGGCATCGACTGGAGGCTTATCCCAAAACTTAAGACCAGAGAATAGAACTTCCGCCGGCGCGTCGTTCACAAAGCTAGAGTTAATCGCCGGCGCGCAATAATTCTGGGTGAACATTGGGAAGTTAGCGATATTGTTGCTCGCCCCCATCAAGTTCATACCGGCTACGTTGAGAATATCCTGACCATCCACAGCGGTGCGGAAGATTCCGGCAGGTCGATTCATATAGACCTCGATCCGATGCCAGCCTGCTGCGTTTGATTGAGTTGCGAGGACGACGTTCACCGTACTGTTGCTGCCTGAATAGATATGGTTCGCGTTGGTCAATATATCGGTATGGGAAACCCAGATCAGCTTGCTTCCGTTGTACTGGAGTTGGATGCGCAGCCGATAGTCAGGCTCGCACTTGCACTCCCAGAAGATATGGTAGAAGTTGGTCGAACCGACCCGCTGCGCTCGAGCAAGAGTCCGCTCGTCGAACTTAACCCACATTCGCTGGTAGAAGATCGGCTCACTTCGGGTCGACCCCGCCAAGCCCTGCGTCTGGTATTCCGTGAGACGCAGCTGCTCGACGCCGGTACCAGGAGAGTCCGCTTTGATCGAGTGGCTCATAACCCGCAGCAAGGAGCCGCCGCGCCCCATCACATTCTTGAAAGTCGTCTCAGCGTAGAAGGCTGACGGGTTCGGCAGCGAGTTACCGGTGATAGCCAGCTCCCACCACTGATAGATACTGTTGCGCGAGAACAACGGGTTGTTGAAAGCGCCGCCGCGTATATAGCGGTCCTGGTTATTGTTCCCACTCGTCGCGGTAATCGTCGTATTAGCCCACTCCTGGGAATCAAAGATTACTACCGCGTCGTTTGCCGGCGGAGGTGCAGGCGGCGGGGTTGGTACCGGTGTAGTTGAGCCTGGCGTAGCACCGAACTTTCCGTTGGTGATATCCGTGGCAAACGTCGCCGTCGCGAGGTCGGTCCGGGTAAACCGCATCCGCCCGTCGGTTAGGAGAACGATACGGCCGATCGGCGCCGCCTTCATCCAGTCCGTATAATTCGTCCACCAGAGGCGAGCCTGATCTCCCGTCGAACTATTGTTGTTGAAGTAACTAAACTGGCCGCCGGTAGAGCCCCACTCAAATAGGTTCTGACTCACGACGCCGGCAGCGATGCAAGCTCCTTGACGTCGAACCATGTTGTCGACGGTTTGGATCCAGGAGCTATTCTGCATGTTCGTGCCGTCGGGGAACAGCTTATTGGCCGTCTGCATCCACTCCGTAGCGATGATGGGCCCATTCCACCCAACCTGGGTTGACAACTCTGACTTCAGCGATTGAATAAAGGAGAAGCCACCATCGACCGGGTTAAACCAGCCGCTAGTGTAGTGATACTCATGGAAGGTAACCGCGTCAATCCAGTCCTTCATGAACGTACCGATGCCACTGCCGAATCCGACGTTGGGGCCGGCCGCGGAAGCATTTAGCACGTGAACGATATCTAGGCGACGGAACGAATCAAGGCTCATCGCCTCCGGGCCCCATAGTTGAATATCAGGCCAGGCGCTGTTCATGATGCACTGCTTAATGATCCTCGCGTATTGAGCGTAGAGGGTTGCGCTCCTCGAGGGCCAGCCGGCGCTCGTGGCTTCGTTCGGGTTATTTCCCGGCGAGGTCGAGAACAGCGGTTCGTTGGCGAGCAGGCAGACCTTGCACCGCCCCGCGTTGTTCGTCAGCCACTCCTGGAACTTCACCCGTACGTTGTCCCACTGCGTCTGGGTCAGGGAGGTAGCCGTACCGTGGATATTCATGTAGCACTGGAACCAGACCGTAGCACCGCGGCTAGCTTCGCCGTTCACCCACAGGTCATAGTCCGAGTAGGGCGCCGCGCCCGTGGCGAGATAGGTGAGCTCCTTCGCTTGATTCCGATGCGCGGTACCATAAGCGCAATAGCGATCGGCGCCGTACGTGTTTGCCGGTGGGGGAAGTGAATTGACGTTATAAGGGGCTTCCCAGTTGCTGACGGTATAAAACTGCTTCGTGAGCTGACGCGTACCACTAAAGAGCACCGTCGCCTCGTCCGGTCCTGGAGGCACAACCGCACCTGACTCGATCGGATCGAAAGCGATCACGAAATTCTCAGATGGGATTACCGTCGTACCCGCCGCGATCGAGTATCTCACCCACAATCCCCGAGCCTGGTTCGCCGCCAGCGGACCGGAATCAGGCGCGGTCGTTAACCCTGTCGCGTCAGAGAAGGTTACGCCAAACGGCGGGGTCGTTTCATTGACTACCGCAGCCTCGGTTTGCCCAGCTCCCGCAACTGCCCACCCCAGCGAAACGGTCGTGCTAAGGCTCGGGGTCTCGGTATGCTTAAAGGCCTTCATACTCGTCACAGCCAGGTTAGGCTGGACGTAGATCAGACGATAACGAACCGAGCCCGAAGTAAACGCCGAGGCAGGAACATCACCGAACAGCTTTGCCGGTACCGGCGTAGATGATTTAACCCCGCCAATGGAATTAGCCTGATCCACATTGGAGGCGCCACCCGAAAGAAACATTGAAAGTATCATGGTATTAACAGGTGGCGGTGGTGACGCTGCCGCTTGAATTTGAAAGGTGAAGAGAGGCAGCGATTCAGCAATAGCGAAGGTGAAGAATTCCTGGGTTGCAGGAGGGACGGAAACGAGGAAGGTAAAGGTGTCGAGGGGCGCAGGTGCAGCCAAGCTAAAGGTAAAGGAATCCACCAGCCCCCTCCGTTAAGTTGATGTAGCTCTCAATCCTCGGTGATCGCCGTCGCGGTCGTCAGACGCGGCGTGATACCATTGCCGCAGACGATCGTCGGGCTGATAGCCCCCTTGTAGAGAATTTTGCCCGCGCCGGAAGACGCCGTACCGACCGACCAGTGAGTAGCGGTGCCCGAGCCGCCGGTACCTGCCGGGAAGGTGATATCGGCAACTGGGCTGACTGAGTTACCGGTCACAGTCCACCCGCCTGTCGTTCGGGCCACCGCAACCCTGGCGTAGCTGGTATAGGCGATCTCACTCGTCGTCTGGCTACCCGAGTCGCCAGGGTCGGCCGTGTGAAGGGCGACCTGTAGGTTGGTAAGCGGCGAAGACGCCGCGTTATCCGCCATGTTCGCAATGGCGGTAGCGTTGAAGATCAGCTTGAGAAGATCGTTCTCAAAGGTATCACCCTTGCTCATGATTTACTCCGAAGATAAAGGGATGTTGGAATTACTTGTTCGGCAAATCTGCCGAACCCGTGACGGTTACCACTAGCTTATGTAATGAATCGGGGGCTGGTGCCGGTGGTGGAAGATTCGCAGCCCCTCCTTGTGGGTTCTTAGGCGGATAGCTTGTTGCCCATTGGTATTCCTTGACGTCCTTCGCAATCATGTTCTTAAGCATCGAACGCAGCACACCCTCGTCCATGGTATCTGCGCCAAGGCTCATCAGGTTAGTCGTCCAGATTTGAATCGCACGGGCCGGGTCGCGGGTCTCCTCCGGCGTGGCGCTTCCGTTCGCGCCGCCCGGCACGAAGGAGGTCTGCTTGGCAAATTCCTCGAGGAGGATTGCCGTTACCTGCTCTCGCGAGCGGACCTGTGGCGCAGGCGCGGGAGCCGGGACCGGCGTAGGGGCTGGCTGGGGCGCGGGAACGGGGGTAGGAGCCGGCTGAGGCGTCGGCGAGGGTACTGGTACCGGCGCGGGCGTTGGAGCTGGCTGAGGGGCTGGTTGGGGCGCTGGCGGGGGCTTCGGCGTCGGGGTGGGCGCCGGGACAGGCTTCGGCTTGCGCTTTAGGAGCGCGTTCACCTTCGTCAGTAGATCCTTGGCGACCTTTCCTTGCGCAATGGCGTTTGTGTACAACTTTTCCAGGGTCGCTTTGATTTTCATCAGTTCTTCCTTGTCCTGATCGTCCACTTTTGTGCTCTCTCGAGAGTAAAGGGTGCGGCACGTTTAAGGGAGGTTGCCTATTAAACCACACAACCTGATTATGCATTCCAGGGCGGGAATACCACCTGGCCAGCCGAAGCCCTTCCGAGATACGGTTGGAAGAACACCGGCGTCAGTTGGCGATTTGTGGGAATGCTGGTATCACGAAACGACACCAGGGTGAAAATTGCGGTGCGCGCCGCGTCTGGTACTCGGAAGAAACCACCGAAGGGCTGAAGATCCTTAACCGAAAGGGGTTGGAAAAGCAGCGCGTTGCGGGGTAGCAACGGGCTCGACCAACGGGCCGAGATTCCATTGGGGTGAAACAGCTCAGCGCCGGTCGCGTCGAACCATACTACGTCGACCCGCAGGTCGGAATAGAAGCTATGGCCATAGACGTAGGCGACCATGTTATCGCCGGGCGTCACCGATACCTTCGTCGACTCCTCAAAAACAACGGTCGGTGCTACTAGATCGTTTTCAAACCAGTAGACCACGCCGTTATTGTTCGGATCTCGAGCAGTCGTCGGACCGACGATCTGCCGGTAGGGCATCATCTCGATGTTACCAGCATTGAAAGGTCCGTTCCACCCATCGTAGATGAAATCAATCGTGGTCGGGGTGACGAACTGGTTACGATAGTGAAACCGCGCGTTGACGAGGAGGTTTCCCGTCAGGTACTGGGTCGGGGTATCGTCGGCGACCTTCTTGATCATCGTCCACGGACCCTCGACCAAACGGTTGTTCGCCCGTCCTTCGATCACCAGAATGTCGTTCCGCCTGACAGGGAAGCGAAACTCCTCCTGCGTAGGTGGCAGCTTCGGCGAGTAGTTCCACTCCGATTCGGAAATCCGCTTATAGCGAACGTCGACATGGCCTCCCGCAAGCACCATCGCGTCTTTGATCTCGTCCCACATTACCCTGCATTGCGCGGTGAGCTCTCCGTTCGGGCCGAAGGCAGCCGCGGCCAGGTTAGTCTGTGCGCGTAGATTGACCAGCTTAGGAACATCGCGCACATTGGGTAAACTGGTATTGGGTGTTATATCAACGTTCGTTTCATTGAAGTCCCACTCATAGATGAATGGATGATCCTCCTGTGCCTCCATCTCTACGGTGCCGTTCGCCATTAGCTGCCACCGCTTGACGCGGAAAATCTTGTTGGGGTTGGCCATCCCCAGACTGCGGACCTGGTAGTAGAAGGTGAGCTCAGGCGCGAGCGGGATGGCTCGCGTGTTGAGAATACCAATCAGGCGCAACCCATTGCGCGCCCGCCAGAGCATCTGCTTTGAAATCCGATGCGCCATGTACGAGTCGCGCGTACCCAGCAAGTCAGCCTCCCGCCAGATGTAGCGTGGAGGCTCCTGTCCCGCGTTGTCCTGCAACGCGTAGAAACGCGACGGATAGGGGTGGGCATCGTCCATCGGCCACCAAGGCTTCTGGTCGTTCGGGTGCCGCACTCGAATCGAGTTGTATAGCTCCGGCCGAGACATCCCCTTGATGACCTCGGGGTAACTCACGAAGTCGGAGTCCTGGAGGAGAATCTCAGGCTGCGGGAAGTGCCCGACCCAAATGTCAAGGTAAGGCCCCGAAGGAACCACAGCACCATCGCACGTCGTCAGTATCGCGCCGAGGTTGTCAAGCGGCGTGTTTTCCGTTGACAGGGCAAGATCGATCCTATAGCGCTCCTGGTGAGGGTTCGCGTCCGAGTAACCGTGCAGCTGGTTGGGTACTCCAGGCGTTAGAGGGATCGGCTCGTCGCAGATGTTGATCTGGCTAATGAAGTGGCCCGTATCGTCGATCTCACCTGGATCTGCTTGAAACTCGTTGATCAGATAATCACGTGTGGCGAGAGCAGGGTTAGTCGAGAAGGTAGTGACGACGTCGCGCGGCGTGAATACCTCCTTACCAAGGATTCGGAAGGAGATGGGCTCGAGCCCCTCGGGGAACACGCTAGGATCAGGGTGAATGCGGAAGACGACGTAAGGAATACCTCGCAGCCGATCGCTGGCGGTCCACTGCTGCTCAAAGAGACCCGCATTTGCGGTCCCAGCGATGAAGTTCGGATCTGCTAGCTGATTCTCATCGCCGAGGTAAGCCCAGGCTTTGATGTAGCTCTTGGTGTACTGATACTTGTAGGTAATCGAGTAAGCTTCGCCCGGTACCCCGCCGATCAATTCAATCAGAGTCGGGTTGAAAGCGGTACCAATTCCTGGAACACGGCGCACCGTTACGTCGCGCGGCGTATAGCGTCGATCCTGCCAAGTATCATCGCCGGTCGTCATGACCGGCATAGTGACATTCTCCTGCTGGGCGACGCTAGCGACGATCTGCTCGCCCTCGAGCGGCCCGAGCACGTAGATGGGCTCTCCTGTGTGTCCAGGCTTAGGCTTCAGATCGATCAGCCCATTGCTAGGAATAACTCCGGTTTGCGAATGCGTCTCACTGAAAGCCCGATTGAACCAACCGCTTGCCACATCGCCGTTAGGTGAAAAGGGCCAGAGGTTAGTGTGCTCGCCATACATCACCTGAGAGAAACCGGTAATCTTGTGAGCGACCGGCAACGCCAGCACCATCCAGAAGTAAGGATCCTCCTTGGATTTAGGCGAGCGCCCGCCCACCAGGACGCCGCTCACGTACGCTTGCCCGTACACGTAACTCTTGGCGATGTTCCCACCGCGCAGGGTCAGCTTCCGATCGGCGAACTTCCCATTAAGCGCCGAGGCCTCGGCTTTCTTCCGCTCCTCGCGCGCTGCCCAGGCCCCATAGACGGTTGAGGTGCCCGCCAACGCGTAACCCGCGACCGCACCCCAGGCTCCACCGGACGCGAACATGGCAGCGCCCCAAAGGACCACCTGGAAGGCCTGGCGTGCTTTACCGCCCATCTCAGTTCACCGCCCAGACGATGATTGCTTCGCGCATGGGTGTCACCAGCAGCTCGGTTTCGCCAGGAGCGTGCGCGCCGCGCCCGGTGCAAAGGCCCAAGGACGGTAACCCCTCGGCATCGTAGATCAGCACCGGATCGCCGCGCGAGAAGGTGGCTGCGTTCGGCCGCCGCGGGAAGCGCTTATCCATCGCTACGATCAACCCGCCCTCAGCCTCGAGCAGCTGCATCGCCTCCTCCTTCGTATGCCAGGGGTCGGCGCGGTATTCCGGAATCGGATCGACGCCGGTAGTCGCAAGCACACCGTTCATCGTGAAGAGCACGCAGTCCAACACACCCCACTCGTAGGGCTTGAATTGATTCTCCATCACGTAGAGGTTCAATCGCTCTACCCAGCTCGAGACCTTACGCCACTCGTTCATGTGATTTTACTTCTGCTGTAGAAAGGCTGGCATGAACACCAGCTCGGCATTGGCGAAGTAAGCAGCCCGGCGCAATCCGGTGTCGCCAGGATATTTGCGGTCCTGCTCCTCGTGTGAAAGTCGTTGCGGGTTCGGGAACAGGCCGCGAGAGAGCGTGCTCTCGAGACTGGCCCTGATCACCCCATAGCCCGTCGCGTCGTAGTTCTCCCGCGTCTGTTGGGTAATGACAATCAGCGTCGCCTGGTTAGAGGTGTAGACCACGCTGTTAATCGTTACCGTGGCGGAAATCGTAGTCGAGCCAACGCCGACCGCAAGAACTTCCATCACCGCGACGCCTTGGCTATCGGTAAGGATACTCGAGGGCAGTGGGGCGACCTGCTGGTCGGTACTGGTAAGGACGATGGTGAATTGTCCGGTTGCGCGCAAGTCGTTTAAACGTACTTCCACATGTAGGGTAGATGCCTGCCCTGGTTCGCGCTGCAGCGGCCCGAGCGTAAGGACTACTTCATAGTCAGGAATCGGCGGGCCTGGTGGTTCGCCGATGCTCTGCGTAACACCATCAAGGTTATAGCCGCCGCTCGGTGAAAGCGATCGGAAAAGGTTGATGACTGGGGCGGACGTGGGCGCAGGTGCGGGCGCAGGCACAGGTCCAGGCGGCGGTGTGCTCGCCGGGATTCCGACAACCTCAAAACTAAAGGTATGAATAGCCATCTAGATGACCGTCACCTGGAAGATACCCGGACCCGCGACCGAGATACCGTTGTAGTTCGGATTGCGCAACGCCGCCTCGACCGGCTGGCCAAGGGAGAGCGAAACCCCCGACGGCGGGGTAACGACCATGCGCGAAAGATTACCCGCCGCAGGTGTTTGCTCGAAGCGCTGGCCTTCAACTTCGAACAACTTCGTGGTAGGGAACTTTTCCGAAATGTGCTTGGCGTAGACAGCGATCTCAAATCCAGCGACACCGTACCACCCCTGCTCCGCTAGAATCTCAATCTTACGCGCGGTAACGGTGCCGCCCACCGTAAGCACCGATACGTTTGAGGTAACGAGGTCTGTTTGCGTCACCAAATCTTTATAAGTAGACGCTGTGATATTTGTCGTGCCATTCGCCAAAGCTCTCAGCTGGAGAGTGGCCGTCCCTATATCATTGACGCCAGTGGGAGGTGCCTGGTTAAACTCTGCCTTGGTAGCATCGGAAATAAACCAATTCAATCCTTCGTGGTTATCCCACGGAGCGTTGGCGATATCCAGGAATTGCACAAAAGCGTTGGCCAGTCCGCCGACTGGAATTGAAACGGGCGAGATGCTCATCAAAATACTCTGCAGGCTCCTCGAGACCATCGTACCCTCGGTGATCTTCGGGAAGGTGGGAACCGTACCTGACTCGAGTTGGAAGCCGGTAACGTCAAGGCTGCGGCCTAGAGCCACTTGCTGAACACCGCCGGTTACCAGTGGATAGAATTCAATGATGCGATTTCCAGCCGGCAGCGTAACGGCAATCCAAACCAACCACCAACCGTTAGCGAGGGCCTTGAACCCTACCGCGCCGTCGCTGGCGGTACCAAAGTTGTTATTGACTACGAAAGCGCCCGTCACCAAGTTAAAGTGCGCCTGATGGCCTGCAGAGAACGCGTCGTTCATATGGCGCAGGCAGACGAAGTCGGTATCGACCTTTTTGAATACGCCGTAGGCGAGCTGCTTACCCGCCGGGACGCTAATGACATTTTGGTAAATTCCGCCGTTGGCATTAGCCATCCGCACGCGCTGCGGGCCACCCCACTGGGTAGCAATGTCGACGGCAGCGCCGCTGATTAACTCGTTGCTTTGCTTGTTCCAAACGCCATTGACCAACCCCGTGCCAGCGGAGTGAAGAATCCGATTAACCCGAACGCCGGTGCTACCCGTCGCAGCGATCTCGGAAGGCATCTCAGCATCGCCTGAGATAACCATGCCGTTGAAAGTATTGAAGACCGGCATGTCGGCCGAGTAGGCAAGCGCACCCGAGGCTACGAAGTCCGGGCCGAACTCGCCGATGACCGCAGCCGCAACCGAGCCTCCGTCGCCCGAGTGAGCCGAAAGGAGGCTATTGGATCGGACGACCGTTTCGCTAGCCCACTCGGCGAGAATCTCCGTGTCGGTCAGCGAGGCAGCGTAACGGCGAATGTGCGCGAACAGACCGATGAAGAGTCCCGTGTTCCCACCGCTGTCACCCCACCATTCCAGCTCGGAGGTATAGGTGGTTTGGGCAACGGTAATGGTAACGACCGTAGTTCCGCTTTTCCACTTCAGCGAAATATTCGAGCCTGCTCCCACAACCGCCATCGGAAACCAAGTGTTAAGCGGAACAGCGGTCGTACCCTTCGCTTGGGTCGTAGCCCAGTTAGCTTGCACAACCGGGAGGTGAGGAGTTGAATTCGCCGGATCGTTGATGATAACGTCGTGAGCGTTCCCCACCGCCCTGCTCAGGTTGAAAAGAAACTTCAGCCCCGTCAGGTCAGCCAATCTTTTCACGTAGAAAATATGGGAGAAAGCCCCGGTCGTCAACCCCTGGGGCATTCTCATTCTGGAGCTGGCAGCTCCTGTCATGTGAAAAGACATGATTAGGTCTCAGCTGAAGATATCGGGGTAAGAGGCGTTGAGGTTATTCCACGTGCAGGTATGCATCACGTGGAATTGATAGTTAGGCCACTTCGCCCGAACATACCGGTGGCGTGAAGTTCCGATACCGTACAGGTAAGCTCCACCCGTACTCGAGCCGACGGAGGACGGCGCGTAGTAGTCGCCGCCGTTCGCCACGAGGAAGCGCGAGGCGTCACGGTCGTCGGTCGCCGATGGGTTGTGCAAAATCAGCGAGGTTCGGCAGGAGAAAAGAATCTCCTGCAGGTTGTTCGGATCCCAGCCGCGCAGGCCTCCGAAGGGGTGCGGAACCCAGTAGCTGCCGGTGCTGTCCACGCCGAGCACAGGCGCCGGGCGATAAGAGCTGTAGCCGTTGTAGGCAGACTCTACCCGGTGGTCGAACATGCTCGGGTTGTTGCTTCCGGTAAAGCTAGGCCTCCAGGCTTCACCGCCGCTGGGGTTGATGTGAAACATACGAGACCAAACGCCGCCCTTCTTCAACCAGCACTGAGTATCCCAGAATAGCACTCGGCTGTTGCCTACGTAGCCAGGGGCGTGCTTGGATGCGGTAGTCTGGTAATCATCCGAGAGGAAAACGTCTGCCCACCACATAATTCGATCCCAGAGCGGAATCGCGCGCGCGTCGGTCAGCTGCTGGCCCGTAACCCAGGTGAGGTCGGTTTGGTAATCCGGGTTGCGATCGTCGAAAGCTGCCGGGTTCGGGTACCTGCCCATGGACAGCTGAGCGCGGGTGTATTGGCTCGAGGGGCTGCGCTCCTCGCGGCGAAAGGTTCGCGCCTCGTTCAGAGCGTAGCTGTTGGAGTAGCTGAAGGAGCCGGTCGCCGGATCCTTGCGCATATCTGTCAGCGCGATTCGAAGCCAATCGTCGCCGCTCTCGCCGCCGCCACCTCCGCCTCCAATTGGCACGTCCAGACCCGCAGGAGGTTTAAGGAGCACGTTGAGAAGCCTCACGAAGTCGGTACCGTTGAGATTCTTACTCGCGGTAAGGAACAGAGCCGGGTCACCGCCAAACTTCAACGGTACGCTAATCTCAGTTGAAGAATTAGTGGCATGGCGTAAAACCATCGTCGTCGTGTCACCGCTCAGCGTCGCCACGCTGTTAAGACTCGGCGGTTCGGTAAGCGCGCCAGACATCGAGATGCCGGCGGCAGCAACTGGAATTGCGGTAGGGACTACTGTGCGGTAAACGATCGACGTGCCCACCCGAATCTCAAAGATCGGATTGGCGCCTAGAGCCGACAATACACCTTGAACGTAGTGCGCTTTTTGCTGCCCGATGGAGACCGCGAGCGCATTCGCGTAGATGACACCAGCGTTAATACCTTTGAAAGTAACTTTCGCAGCCATGATTTTTTAGGACCACCCAGGTGGAGGATTGGTGTTAAGGGTAGTGATTGGAATGCTACTCCAGGAAAACGTGCGCCAGGCGCCATTACTCGGAATTAACTTCACGCGGCCGACTCCGGCCCCATCAACTACATATACGTCATTCGCATACCAGTTAGACGCCGACCAGATCATCAGATTAGCGTTCGCCCGGTCATCTGTCCCCGACGGATCGTGCACAATTAACCGAGCCTCGAGAACCTCGAGCACCGCGCGTACGTTATCTACCCACCACTGGCGCGTATTAACATATTCTATCGGATGCGAGTGAAGCATGAAATCTTCGTAGCGAATCCGATTTGAATTACTGGTCGAATCAAAGGCTAAGCCCCAGTTACCCGAGCCAATCGAGCCTAAGCTCTGACCTCCGCCGTTACCTACCGGTTCAATACGAGCTTGGTAGACTGCTACCCCCTGCTCAGTTGGGATAGAAAGACCGCCACCAACAAACGTCGACTGCCAAACAGCGGTGAGAATGCCGTCGTCCCGGCTGGCTAGCGTTTGATATAGTCCATTGCGTAAATAGGCAATGAGCTTATGCCCGCGAATTTGCACACGAGAGTTAATGCTACGTGTCAACGAACCAGATCCTCGACCAACCACGATTGAGCCCATGAGTTTAATGGCCGTGGTATTGGTAAGGGTAACCGTTCCCGTCGGTACGCGCAACGTTGCATCGCTGAGATACGCATTGGGATAACCTGAGTCACCGTCAGTTCGGTTAATCGCTACCGTGATTTGAGCATAGGTGTTGGTCGTACCGGTATGAGTATTAGGCGCCTGCGCAATCCCCCACCCATTCTCATTGGGCAGGGTCATATCGTTGATCAATTCTTGCTTCGAATATGTCGTCGTACCAGCTGAGCCACCGCTAACATCAAGAGTCGGCGGTGGAGTCAGGCGGAAGGAGGACGTGCGCACAAGTCTCGTTCCGTCGAGTGCCAGGCTAGCAGTTACGAATCCGGTACCACCACCAAGCTTTATCGGCACGCTCGCATAGACCGAGCTGTTGCTCGCGTTGCGAATTATTACCACGCAATTGCTACCGGTAAGCGCATCAGCAAGGTTCACCGACGGCGGCTCTACGAATTGAACTGGAATCACCACCCCTGCAGAGCTATTCGCCAGGGTGCCCATAACGGTCGACCGATACTTCACCGTGGTACCTACCGCGATCTCAAAGATCGGGTTGGTACCAAGCAGCGCCGCTACGTCGGTGCAATACTTAGCCTTCTGCTGGCCAACCGGCAGAGCACCGGCGGCAGATATCAGCCCAGGGACGTTGAACCCGACGAGGGTAGCAGTCGTCACGAAGCAGCCTCCTCGGCGAAGGGCTGCGAGATTCTTATCTCACTGATCGTTCCGCGGTGCACCACGAAAGGTGCATCTACCGGCTGATTCGTATCTGGATCGCGCAGAAGGGCCCAGGTATGAACCACGGCGCCCTCGAGGTCGGTATTCAGGGCCAGGCTAATCAGGGCCGGGTCGAGACCACTCAGCACCAGCTCGCCGTTCTTGGCCTCGAGGCTCGCGCTCTCCTCGGGGAACTCCATGTCGAGAAGGTCTCCCGCGCCCAACCAATCGACGCCCGCCCAGTGCTGCGTATGGACGCCTGAGCAGAGGTAGATATTGCCCACCGGCAGCGGAAGGGTGATCCTCACCAGCCAGGTAAGGTTCACCCGGTCAGCGTTAATCGCGTTGCGGTTGGCGGTCGTCAAGAGTCTCATCGCATCGGAACCTCAATCAGCCCGACCGTGAAACCTTCGCCCATGTTCCCGCGCGTGTGGAAGGTCGGCCGCTCGACGATCATGCAGTCGAGGTAAGGTTTGCTCCAGGTGACGATCGCGCCGCCGTTCGCTGCCCGACGTAGAGGCGGGGTAATCTCCGCGGTGATCACCGAGCCTACGGTGAACGCGTTATGAATTAAGACCAACTGCTGATAGTTGTTATTCAGCGTTACCCCCACGAAATCACCAGTCAGCAGCGTTGACCCGGTAGTCGTCTGAACCCCGATGGCGTTGGCGCCTTCGCCGTGCAACGCAGTCAAGGTAGGCGAACCGCGCAACGTGCCCGTAGGCACTGAGTGATCGGCAACCCAGACTCGAACTCGGTGTGCCTTTGTTCGAAGGGTCAACCAGAAAGCTCGCACCGAGCGATATTCGCTTAGAGGCATGCCGCGGTACTCAAACCCTACCACCCAGCAGTCACCAGGAAACTCCACGGTTTGAGTCGCGAAGTTCAACTTTGAGCGGTTTACCATTACGTTTTCGAGAAGGTCGATCTCGAAATTAGTAAAGTACCGCGAATGCCAACTAGGAAGTGCATACACCGTCATAGCTTTACCTCGTCGTACGCCGTTGCTTGTTCGACATGGTGCGCTCGACGACCGTAGTCAGAATGCGCTTCATCTCCATCGGGCTCGGCTGATTCGAATTACCGGGCGGCATATTGATATGAAACTCGTTATGCACAGGCCCTCCACCGCCGCCACCTTCGACCCCAAGCTTGCCATTGCGGCCCCGCTTTAGGGGCATGACGGCCTCCGGGCCAGCCTCAGCCATGAGACCCATGCCGGACGCGAAGCGGAACATGGTGGGCCTCGTATAGACCCCGGAGGACAGGCCGTTGATGCCGCCCATGAAGGTGCCGCCGCTCGCAAACACCTGATCAGCGATCGCTTGGTTACCCGCAGCGGTGAACGCGGAGCTGCCCCTCGAGCCGGCGCCACCCATCAGCTGGAGCAGCATGCTGACGGTTTGTTTCGTGAAGAAGCGAGCCATATCGGCCTGCATGCTCTTGAGCAAGTTCGAAAAGGAGAGCTTGCCACTCGTCGCCGCATCGGCCATCGCATCCTCGAGGCCGCCGAAGGCATTCGTAAACATGCCCTCGGTCTGAGTCGCGAGGTCGTTGGCCTCGTCGATGTAATTCGCGATAGCCTCACGAGCGCCAGTCGCAGCATCGCGCTGCTTCTCCTGAAGACGACTCCAATAGACGTCGTACTCGTTCAAAGCCTTGTCGCGAAACTCCTTGATAATCTCGATCTGCTTGTCAAGCTGATCCTTCTGCTCTTGGGTTTGCGCTGCGGCGCGCTCCCGCGTCGTATCCAACAGCTGCTGCTGGTACTTCTCGTTGATCTGAGTCAGACCCCGCAACCGATCGCGGGCAAGGTTTCCCTGGCCCATGCTGGCGATCTCGAGGTCGTGTTGGCGCTCAAGGCTGGTCAGGTAGTCCTCAGCCGCATCGCGCATCGCCTGAATATCTTTGATACGATTGCGGGCTGCGTTGGCTTGCGTAGTCTCGAGATTCTGCTCGGTGATATTCGTCTTACGACGAATGCGCTCGATCTCACTTTCGCTATCGGCAATCTGCCGGTTGAGCTGGATGACCTCAGCGTTATAACGGCGCTGGGCCTCGAGCTTCTCCTGCTCCGTGCCACCCGAGGCGTCGCGGCGCTCAGCAGCGATCTGCTTCTCCTCCTCGAGCCGTGCGATTTCCTGCTCGAGGGCTGCTTGACGTATACGAGCATCCTGATGAAGCAACTCCTTCCGACGCGCATAGTAATCCTCCTCGTCCACGAGACCGGCAGAGCGCAGAGCCTCGAGCCGATCGTTAGCGTTTTCATTGTCGGCAACAATGTCACCCAGGGCTCGCTGAATAGCAGCGATATCCGAACCTAGATCCTTGGCCCCGATCCTGATCTCGAGCTGGGCGAGCCGCTTGGCGGCTGCTTCGGCTTCGCGCTGAGCCTTCTTAGCACCCGAGTCCAGCGAGGATGGACGGGCCGCCGCCTGCATCTTCTTGATCTCGGCTTCCGACTTACCAGCCGCCAGGCCGGTCTCACGGATCTTCTTCGCGGTCTCCGCGTACTTCTCGGCAACGGTTTGGTGCTTCTTGGACAGCTCCTCCCAGGCGCGCCCGGCAGCCTTCGCAGCCTGGATATCCGCGAGGTTGTTGGCAATGCGTCGATCGTCGCCCGATAGCTCTGGGGTGCCGGCACCAGCTGGGTCGCGCTGGTTGGCGAACCGCTTCATGTCCTCCGTGGTCGCCTGGAGCTGGTTGGACAGGCTCTTGGCACGGCCCTCGAGCATCGCCATGTGAGTCAGCTGCGCCTGCGATGGGGCGGTGCCCGACTCCTTCCGGTAGTTCTCCAGCTCCTGAATAGTCTTGTTGATCTGATAAGAGAGCCGTGCGCTCTTGGTCTCCAGCTCGGATAGCTGATCCAGGCCTAGGAGCCTGCTCAGCAGCCCAGGGTCGACGATGATATTCGAGAAGGTCTCGACGCCTTCAGCGAGCTTTCTAGTAAGGCCATAGGCCTGATCGATCTTCCCGATCGAGACCTGGACCGCGTTCTGCAGCGCGGTGAGGGACTGTTCGAAGGTCTGCGGCATGCGAGCCGCTTCAGCGTTCAACGCACCGAGCTGCGCGATCAGCGCTGGAATCATCGAACCGGTGGTGAGCTCTCCCGCAGCGGCCATCGCCCGCAGCTCAGAGGTAGTCCGCCCCATGCCCTTGGCGATGGCCTCCATCAGCCGAGGCATCTGCTCGTTGACCGAGTTGAACTCGTCGCCGCGCAGCGTACCACTCGCGAAGGCTTGGCCTAGCTGCCGCAGTGCACCAGACGCTTCCTGCGCGTTGGTACCTGAGATGAGCATCGACTTGCCGACGGCATCCGTGACCTTCAGCAGGTCTTGCTCGGTTACCCCTGCGTCCTTCGTCGCCCGAGCTAGCGAGGTGTAGAGGTTGGTAGTCTCACCGAGGCTTTGCTTGTTCTTCTGCGCCTGCGCAAAGAGGTTGTTCTGGACGCGCTCGAGCTGCCCGGTGCTGTTAGTCACCAGGGCCAGCCGGGCGTTCATCAACGCATAGTTATCGGCAACCGCGATAACCTGGCGGGCAACGGTGACAAGGGCAAGGCCCTGCATCGCCCGACCGAAGGTCGTGATGGCACTCGCGACGCGGGCGGTGCTGGTCGACACCTGCTGCATGTCGCCAGCGAGGCGGCGCGACCTCCCACCGAGGGAGCCCATCTGGGCTTCCGTGCGAACACCGGCACTCGTAAGAGCACGGAGCCGCTCCGCCGCGGTCTGGGCAGCGGTGCTGTCGACCTGTATGCCGAGCCGGGCGATGTCACTCATCGTCTAGCTCTGCCTGCTGCGACCGATTCCGCAGTGTAATGATTTCGACCGCTTCCATTGCCCTGATGCCTTCAAAGACGTCAATCCACTCACCCTTTGGCACGCCTACCAACCTAAGCACCGTGGGCAACACCCCGTAATCCAAACCTGTCGCGCCGTAGTGGCTGAATCGCCACTGAGTCCGCATGGCGACGTAGACCTCGACCGTCGTCATGTTATCTGGCCATACCGCCACCTCTGCCGGCCGGTAATCCTCCTCGCTCAAACCGTATAGGGCCATCTCCTCGGGGTCAGGAGGTACCCATAACAGTCGGCGCGCACAGGTTTTCAGTTTCCCAATCGTTGCTGCGTGAGCTCCGCAAGATAGGCATCGCGAATGGCGAAGGAAGCACCACCGTAGTTCTCGAGTAGTGTGTGGAGGGCGTCCCTGCTGAACTCCTCGTCCACGTTTTCCCAGCCTGTCACCATGTCCATCAGATAATCGACGTCCTCCTTTTTCATCACCTCGGGGTCGCTGCTCCACTCCCGCAGAGCTGATCGAGTCCGGTGCTTGAAAATGAAGGTAATAGGTTTAGGTTCTCCTCCAGCCACAGGGATGGCGACCTTTGCTTTGAAGGTCGGATCTACTTTTAGTTTGAACATCAGCAGTTACCTCGTTGGATTAAGGTGCCGCGTACCTCATCGGGTCAGACAGCAGCGAGAGCGTGACTTCCACAGCCATGATCTCGTTCACCGTGAGGGTCGGCGTTTTGTTGAGGGAGATGTACGCGTTGTAGAAGATCGTCGCGCCCGAGGGCAGCGTGATCCGCACCGCGCGGGGCAGTCGGTCGTCGTTCGCCGCGCTCGCCAGCTGGTAGCCAGGCAGAGCCGGGTCGTCCGCAACCGTAAAGGAAAGGCCCGAGGCAGACTTGGTGGTTGGGATCCGCTGCTGCGTATCGCTTTCGAGCAGCTGATACTCCAGGAACTGCTGCTCACCACCCGAAGAGGCCGAGCCCAGGATTTGAGCCAGCTGAGTCCACGTGAGAACTTCCATGACGAAACCAGAGCCACCGCCCGCCGGGTAAAGGCTGGTGCTGGTGCTATTCACACCGGTCAGCGGGATAACATCGCCCGCCGGCGTACCGGCGACGACAACGCGGTCAGTCAGTTTCGACCAACCGGAGGTCACCACCATTACATCGTTGGCGACAATTCCATGACCGGTTGCGAGAGTAGCTTGGGCCGGGTTGGCATTCGAAACCGCCGACATGACCTTGGAGGTTCCATAGCTCGCGGCGATCGCGACCAGGGCACCATTGGGAAGTGAAATCATGATTGCTTATCCTTAAATCAGATGGTGTCCGACCGCACTTGGCAGGAAACCGGTTGTGTGTAAGCGTTGGCCTCCGAGGTGGAGCCACCGGGAGACATAGGCGTGGTGATTATGACTACCACGTCATTCTCTCCCACCAAGCGAAGATTCACCGGGAACAGGGTGCTCAGTTCCTGGAGTAGATCCTCAGCATCTCCGGAACCTTCACCAGCTCGGGTAACGATGTTGATCTGGAAAATTCCTTCGTAAACTCGATGTGCCCCCTCGAGGTCGAAGCTTCGGACGCCTACGGGCAGCAGGTAGACGGCCAGGTAAGTCTCCCCTGGGGTCTCCGGGCTGTTCTGCCAGACCAGAGCCAGGGGCTCGAGCCGGGAGGCATTCCAGGTACGCAGGCGCTGCTCGAGAACGGCGCGGACAAGTGCCTGCTCGCTCATGATACGGTCGCCACGGCAGCGCTCAGATACTGCTGGAAGCGAGCCGCGCTGATGCGGACCATTCCGGCAGGAGCCTGCTTGCTATATCCGTACTCCAAGCGAGTGGCGTACGGAAGGTTGTTGGTGATCCAGATCAGATCGCCTAGCTTCGCCGAGCCAAGTCCATTGGCGATCCTCGTCAACGCAGCGCTGCCCGACTTATCCGCGCCGGTGTTGGTAGCAACGTTGGGGCTATAGCCAATCGAGAGGTACCAGTTGTTGCGAAACCGTCCGGTGTCGACGGGGCTCATCTGAATGAGCTGCGCAGCCATGTCGAGCGTGACCTTGCGAAGCACCTTCTCGACGTTGAGCTGGTACTTCTTTTCAAAGGCCTCGAGGTCGGCGGCGAAGGTCATCAGTCCTTCCTCGCTTGGACTTCGTACAACACGGGAATACCCGCCGGCGCGATGGTACGGTTGTTGATAACCTCGTATTCTTCGTAGCCGACTACCTGACCTCCCTGCAGCACAGGCATCACCAGCACGTCGCCCTTCTTCGGCTCCTGCGAGAGCGTAGGCGCCAGCAGCACACGACTGTCGGTCACCTGGATCAGGGTTCCGTCGATGTCCGCAAGGTCATACTGCAGGACGACCGCATGCACCTCGTCCTCCGACCACCGTTCACCGAGGTAGCCGTACTCCACCTTACCCGTGGCCGGGTTGTAGATTCCCGGCTCCTTGACCTTGAAGATCACAGGCGCACCGAACCGAGCCAATAAGCGCTCGGCGGTTTGGGCGGTGGCGGAGTAGTCGAAAGCAGCCATCAACCCCTCACGAGCAGGGTTTGACCACTGGCAGACGATCGCAGGTAGGGACTGAGGTAAAGGTCGGCAAAGGTGTGAACGTTCTTCGCCCTGCGCGCTTCGCTGTAAGTCACGCTAATCGGGCCGACCTTCTCACTGGTTACCTGCTGCTGGCTTTCCTCGGATTCATCGATGAGAGGCTTGGTGCTAGCCTCGAGCGCCAACTGGGCCGTTGCCTTCGCCACGCCGGTAGGTACCACCAGCGGATCGACGAGCAAGACCCCCGGAAGGTAATTGATCCGCGGCCACTGCAGATCCTGGAACGCAGCCACCGGCTGGCCAACCCAAAGGCCGGCATACGTAGCCTCCAGGTAATCGGTAGCTTGGCGGAGCAACTCCTCCTTGCGCGTGGTCGTGAGAGCAGCCCAGGCGGCATTACCCCGAGCTGCGTGGTACGCGTCGGCTGTGGCTACTGAGATGTAGCTATCAGCCCCCACGGCAGGAACCACGACCAAGGCCATAGAATCACCCCCCTATCAACCCTTTGGAGGCGCCTGGAGCCAACCAAGCCCTTCCATGATCTCTATGGAGTTGCGGTTGACCTCAGCTCGCACCTGACCGTCGGACGACCACATGAAGATGCAATCCTCACCCTGAGGCAGCTCCTCCGTGGTTCCCTCGGCCTCAACCGTGTAGTTGAGACCGGGAAAGGCGAACACCGCCGCGGAGGGCGGTGCTACCTTCTGGGCTGAGCCCTTACCCACGAAGCCCACCCATGCGGTTCCAGCCGGCGCGCTCGTAATCCCCGACCATCTTCTCAGGAACCTGGGCATAGACCCGACCCGGAACGTCCGGCGTAATGCGGTAGAGCATCACGAGGTCTTTGTCCGGCGCGATGCCGTCGGCCAACTTCGGATTCTCCGGGTCGTTGCCGAACTTCTGCGCGAAGTGGTCCGAAGCTTTCAGCTCCGGCGGCACGACGGCCAGGGTTCCCGCGTCCGCCACAGTCGCGATGACACGCTTTTTATCGGCGTCGTTCATCGCAGCCTCGGCAGCCTTGGCGCGAAGGTCATCGGCTTTGGTCGCCAAATCGTTCGCCTTCTTCTGCTCCGGAGTGAGCTGCACGTCAGCCTCGTTCCGAGCCTTGTCGGCCTCGGCTTTGGCAGCCAGGTAGGCTTTCATCTCCGGGCCTACCGTGTCGTCGCCGGTGGCGAGGCGCGGGTGCTCGGTGGACAGAGGAACGTCGGAGCCCGTCGCGGTATTCATCACCGCAGCCTGCTCCTCGGGTGCAGCGATGGGCTGCTTGTCGGCGACTGGGATGTCGCCCGAGGTGTCGCCCTGAAGTGCACCGTCTTTCGGTTTGCTAGTAGCCATGATCAAATTCCTATGTGTGAAGGTGTGCAAGGACTAGCCGGCTTTCACCGGCCTGTCAATCAGCGTCGGGGATTAACCGAGCAGCAGTGCGATCTGGTACGGGTTCGGCGCAGCGACACCCCAAACAGCCGCGATTTCGATCTTGATCTGCCGGTATTGACGATACAGGCTGATCTCAAAGGTAACCCCGGTGAACGGATCCTGAACCGTGGTCCGGTCGTCCGCCATGTCCGCTGCATTGCCGTTGAGGTCCACAGGCAGGGCCGGCAGACGGGTGGCGAGCAACAGGCCGTTGCGCGAGAAAGCCACGTTTGGCGTGAAGGAATTGCCGATCGTCATCGCCACGCCGGAAGCCAGCGGCATGCGCAGGCCAGGCCGGTTGAGGGTGATAACGCCAGGAGCCGCGACACCCGATCCGACGACGTATTTGTTTGTGTCGCCAGCGAAGGTCACGACGTCGCCTGCCTTCACCGTACCGGTGCCGGTAGCGAGCGTGATAGCCGTCGCGCCGACCGCGTAGGTGCCGGAGGTGACGTAGCTCGCGCCCGTACCCTTGATGTGCGGGGTGATGAGACCCGAAAAGCCGATGTCGAAGTCCGTCACTTGACCGACCCGACCGCGACGCAGGAGGTCGTCGGTACCCGATTCGTTCACCTTGAACAGCACCGACTGCTTGCCGCGCAGGTTGGCCATGGCCGCGGAGTTGACGACCATCCGACGGCCGGGAGGCACGCCGTTGTCGTCGAGGATCTGCGCCGTCAGGGCGAAGTCGGAGAGGTCATTCGGGGTGCCGAAGGGCGTGGTGCCTGCGGTACCGGCAGCGCGCGAGGCCGCCGCGTAGGCAGCAAGCGCGAGGTCCGTTTCCATCTCGTTCGTGAGAGTACGGAAGGCTTGCGTGATCTGATCCAGGAGGATCGGGCGATGGCCGACGCCACCGTTATTCAGACCGAGCTGCTCTTCACCGTTCCAGCGAATCGGCACGTAGCGAGCTTTGCTGATCGTCAGCGGGATGCTCGAAAGCACCTGGTCGCCATCGTTCGGCGCGGTAACTCCTGGCGTTACGTCAGCCGCGGTCGCCTGCGGGGTGATGAACGAGGTAATCGTCTGGCCGCGCGCTGCTCGAGAGACCTGCGGGTCACGAGCGATGGCAGGAATGAAGCCGGAATATTCCCGCGCTACCTGGTCGAGACCAAGGTAGAGCGAAGGGATCAAGCCGGTGAGGGTGTTGGCACCCATCACTAGACCTTGCCGCGCCATGAGCCCGAACAACTTGTCGTGGGCCAGGACCGCCACAGCGGCCATGAACGCGGTGATTTTGTGGAAAAGACTCTTGACCATGAAGGAACCTCTCGATGAAGGCTGCCTTACATGGCAGCCAGGGGTTAACGAAAATGCGTGACTTAATCGGTGATTACTGCCTTGCCCTGGCTGTGGTCGATGGCAACCGCACGCTTAGCGTCACCGTCCAGGGCTTCGAATTGTGCTCGAGACAATACGCGCTTACCACCGTGGTCTGCACCACCGTTGCTTGCACCACTGCCCGAGGAACCGGAACCCTTCATGATCCGATCCTTGTAGGGATACTGGTCAATCAGGATTTCCAAAGCCTCGTCAAAGTCAGCCACCTCGCCCATCTTCTGGCGAGAATAGATGGGCTTGCCGTCGGCCCCGTACGCGATGGCTTTGCCATTCTCGACCTTGAACGCTTTGCCGAAGGCAGCGCGAACCATGTCGGGCGGAATAGCGATCTTCTCGTTGATGAACTTGCTTCGCGCGAAGCCGCCGCCGATCATCTCCTCGTGAAGGCCATCGCGGTATTGGTCCCGCTCCTTCGCCAACACGTCGATTTGTTCTTTGGACTGCTTCAGCGTCGCTTGAACACGCTCCTCAGCTGCACGTTGCGCGGCAGCTTTGATCTCCTCGGCTTTACCCGCGGTGATCAGCTTGCCGTCGTCGAGGTTCTTCACAGTCTCGAGAGCCTTGCGGGCCTGCTCGGGATCTTCGATGCCCTCGAACTCCTTCACCTTGGCTTCGGCCACGGTGAAGCGCTCCTTGTAGCTTGTGTTCTCACCGGTTAGCTGGCCGATCTTCGTAAAGGCTTGCTCGGCATCGAAAGCGATCTCGCTGCCGTCGTCCTTTACGTAAATCGGTTTGCCATCCTTGAGCACAGGGATGCCCTTATCATCAAGTTTCAGTTTCCAAGCCATGGTGACCTTCCTGGTCGAGAGGTGTTAAGGGCTTACTGCCCGAAGGCCGTCGCTCGTGCTTACTGCCGTGGCGGCGGGTACAAAAAGAGGCCCACGACTCGCAACGAAGTGCGAGCCGCGGGACCAATCCACCCGACTGGGCAGAGGAGACACTCGAATCACAACCCTCACTTGTCCGGGGTGAAGGGCGGCGGCGCAGGCGGCATCGCGGGTGGCGTGGTAGTCTGCGGCGCGGGAGGTGGGGGCGGCGGTGCGACCGACGATCCAGGGTCGACGACCGGCGCGTTGGCAACCGCAAGATCGTCTACGTGGTGCGGCGGTTGCCCTGGATTCGGCTCCGCAGCCGTGGGTCCAGGAGGAACAGGCGACGTCGAAGAATCACCGGAAGGGCCAGCCGCGGCGGCGCCCTCCGGGCTGGGTTCCCCCGGCGCTACACCTTCCACCGGGGCAGGCTTTGCCGGATCACCGACGGGAGCATCCGCGGGGCTCGAGGCCGGATCGGCTGGCGCTGCGGGTGAACCAGGTGAATCAGCTGGCTCGGAAGACGACGGAGCGGCATCGGCCGCGGGAGCTTGGTCACCTGACGGGGCGGCTCCAGGAGCCGCGCCAGCATCCGTGGGGTCATCCCCCGCGGAGCCCGAATCACCTGACCCGGTGTCGGCGTCAGGCTGTTCAACTCCTGAAGGAGCTGGGCTGTCTCCAGCAGGCTCGGCATGGCCACCATCGACGGGCTCCTGAGGTTGAGGGTCTCCCACGACGTCGGGCGGAGCATCGGTGCTGGGCGCCGGGTCTTCCGCTACGGGAGAATCCACGGGGTCAGCCGCGGGATCCTCGGCGGCGGGAGGAGCAGCGGGCTCCTCGGCCACAGGGTCGTCGACCGCCGGATCAGCGGCCGGGTCGCTACCCTCCACCGGGTCAGCGGCGGGCTCCTCGGCCACCGGATCCTCGGCGGCAGGCTCCTCGTTAGCTTCCTCGGGCGGCACCACATCGACGTCCGTCGGGTCGGTCACAACCGGCTGCTGCGGGTCGATCGGCGGGACGGTTACACCGGGGTCTGCCTCGTGCAGCTGGCCCTGATCCTTCAGGAACTGCCGCACCTTCGCAACGCTGTTCCCCGCGCTGGCGATGGCATGGCGCAACTGCGGTCGCGAGCAGCCGAACTTCTTGGACCAATAGCCCAGCTCATGCGCCTGCATGGTGCTGATGCGCTTTCGGTCACCCGAGCCTGTCTTGGCCATAGCTAAGACCTCCGTGTATGGGTTCACAAACACAAGTGGGCTAATTCTACACCTATTTGTTAAACAGCGTTTCGTCGCGTCGTTTCAGGGCCTCGAGGTCAAGCACCTCGCCCTGCTTATTCACAAACTTGTCGAGAGGAAGGTGGTGCTCCCGAAAGAGCTGCCCGCGCTTCGCACCAAGCACCTCGTCCTGGACCGCGGCCGGTTGATCCCGCAGCCAGCCCCCGAAGCTGGTGGCCGCTGGCACCTGACCATCCATCGAGGCGCGCATACCGGCGTCGACCTCCTCGAGGTTCACACCCAGCTCGCGCCAGGAGGCGGTGATCGGCGCCGCTAGACTGCGGCAGTTCCAGTGGCGCGGGGGCTGCGGACCTTTACCGACCGGGAAGGTCTTGCCGTCCAGGCTGCCGCAGGTGATCGAGGTTCGCGAGTCCAGGGTGGCGCGGAACACCCAGCGCGGCACCAGGTCTTTGTTCTCCTCATAGATTTTCTGCTTGGCGTAATTCTGCGTGTGGTTCACCGCGGTTCGCACCAGGGCTGCCAGCTGGTGGCGCGGTCGCTCGAGGAGGCCATCGGCGTAGCCCTGGGCGCGTGTGCCTCGTAAGGTGCGGGTGATCTCCGCCTCGGTACGACCCTCGATGATCCCCATGCGAATGGTGTCGCGGATCAGCTTCGCGCGCCCTGCTTCTTGGTCCTCCAGGGCCTCGGAGAGCAGTACACCCTGGAAGGGTCGGGCCATCGCGGCGGCGAATACCTGATCGGCAACCACGCGATTAACCCCGAGCTGGGTCACGATGGGCTCCGGCACCTCGGTCTCGAGCAGGGTCGCCTGGTACTCCAGCTCGTGGTCGAGGAAATCATGCAGCTCAACGCTCAGCGCGCGGCTCAGCCGATCGTAGGAGGTCGCGTTAAGGGCGTTTGCGTCGACGAGAAGGGCCTCCAGGCGCTCAATTCGCAGGTCCGAGGCTGTACCCTCGATCGCCGCGCTCAAACGCGCTAGGAGGTCTGTATCGACCTCGTTCAACAGGCCTACCATGCGCTGGACGGCGCCGTTCGCGAAGCGCTGCAGGCTTACCGCGTGCCGAACCTCCGCGTTGAAGAGCCTTTCATTGACGGTAGCCACAGTTGACAATCTTTAATAAAATGAGGGTTTACAAGTGCGCAGGTTTGTGGTGTAATGGAATCTCAGCACCGGAGAACGATCATGGAAAAATCAACCTTCGCCCAGCAGATTAAAGATCAGATGGCAGCCTATACCTCGCGCGGAAATGCTGCGCCGGCAGTGCTCGTAAATCATCTGCGGAAAGTCGAGAAGATGACTGAGGCCGAATTTGCAGTTCACTATGCGAATCTTCAAGCCTTCAGCCGGCCAGCCGCGGTTTCGGTAGTTCGGAAGCTGCGCCGGGTGAAGTTCGTAAAATAAAGTTGACAGAATCTCAAATCCCCAAGGAGCAGAGCCATGAAAACCGACCTCGTTCATCTGAGTGCCACGTACGGAATCACCGGCACTACCGAAGAAGGCGACCTGAATCGCAAAGTCGCAGCCACCTTGATTCGTGACTTCCGTCGGACCCCCGGTGTAACCGTGACCCGCGTGCTGCGGACGTCGCACATCGTCATTCGCAGGCCGGATTTCGACTTCACCTGCCATCTCACCTGGGCGGAGCCGGAGGCGCGGGTGCAGGCCCGCTTGGCGGCGGGGCTGGCCGACCTGGAGTGGAGGCGTTCGGTCCTCTAGGCGGCGCTCCGGGCGCGGCAGGCAGCATGCCGAGGGGTGGGCCCTCGGCTTCCGCCGCTTCCAGCTCCTCGTCGACATCCACGTCGCCGGAGATGACCCCGCGGCGCTGCATCTCGTGAAGCGTGGTTTCCTTCGTGATCAGGCCCTGACCGCGTAGCGCGAGGACCATCTGCGCCGAGGCATCGGAAAGCGTGGCCACGCCGAAGTCTTTGAACAGCGCGAGGTGCCCGCCGTCCTTCGCCCCGAGGTACTCGGCCGTAAACTGCAGACATTCATCGATGGCGTCCTCCATGTTCTCGATGATCCGCTGAAGATCGCTCTTGTTGCCCTCCGCATCGGTGAAGGCCTCCGTCGCGCTGCGCTCGCCGGGCTTGACCACCAGCAGCTCGGCTCCCGTCTGGACCATCTGCTGCTCGAGGTCTTTGAGGCTCTCGCGCCCCGCCCCGATGGCCGCACCGCTGTGCTCCACGTACTTGGCATCGGCGCCCATCGGCAGGTTGAAGGTCAGGTTGGCGGCAACGGTTTTCTTCTTCGCGCCCGGAGCTTCCTCCTCCGCCCCGATGATCGCCAGGATTGGCACACGGGCGACGTGAAGGATGTTGTCTTGGTCCGATTGGCTCTGGTAGTGCTTGACGTTGAGGTGGGCTAGGTCCAGGAGCGGGGAGCGGCCCTGCATGAAGCCGGTCTCCTCGCCGAAAAAGGCCACAAACGGAATCTCCTGCTTGCCGCCGGTGCGGATCATCGGCCCCGCGTCAATCTGGACGTACTCGGTCGGCTTGTCCTTGACCTCCTCGAACAAGCGGAACCTGCCGGGCTCGAGGACGCGGACCCGCTTGACCCGGCGCACGCCGAATTCCCCGTCGGGTACCTCGGCCTCCTCCGCCAGGCGCAGCATCGTGAGGCGCTGCACCCCAGTCTCCGACTTCTCGCTGCGCCAGCCCAGGATCTGGTGATGCTTGATCCACACCCAGTAGGGCCGGGCGCCGGCTGCCTGCTCGTCGGCCTTAGTGCGTAGCTCGGTGCCGCGGCGGGTGTAGTCGATGAAGACACCAGCCAGGCCAAAGGCCAGGGCCTCGCGACACACGCGCTGGGTGAAGACGTGGACACTCGAACCTTGTTGGTCGATGTTGGGCAGCAGCTTCTCGATCTCAGGTGGCACCTTCTCGTCGGGTGTGATCTGCTTGGAGAAGGGCTTGCCGCTCATCACGTTGATGGTGCGACGAAACGCAGGGTAGAGGACCGCGCCGGCGAGCCGACTCGCGTAGTTCTCATCGACCTCGCCCGGCCAGCGAGGTAGCAGGGCCTGGGCCACCGCCCGCATACCCCTCGTACCGCCCATCAGGGGCTCGATCAAGTCCCAGTCCTGCTGCATGCCCAGGACCTCGGACGACTTCTCATGGACCTTCATTGCGGGGCTCCTGGTGGGTGTGCATCAAGGCGTCGACCAGGGTAGCTTCCACGGCTTCCATGACCGCAATGCGCTCATCGGCCTCGTCCTGCGTCAGCTGGCCCGCGCGCACAGCGCAGGGGAGCACCCGACGACGGTGGCAGACCTCGGCGTGAACCGCGGCGATCTGGGTGGGATAGTCGATGATCATTGGAACCTCTCAATTCTTACCTGACCGTAGACCCGCTCTTCCAAGGGCGCGGTCTGCGACTCATTGAGCTGTATGCGACCTTCGGCGTTGGTAACCAGCTGGACCACGTAGCCTTCCTCGTCATCTGCCTCGATGGCAAACTGCGCTTCGTGGCCGTCGAGGAAGACGTGGGCCCGGTCACCATTCGCTACCGATACTTTCATCACACCACCAGGGGCGTTGCTTCTGCGACGCGTTTAACGATCGGGTAGCGCTTGACGAGGAAGTAGCCACCAGCATCGTTGATGTGGTCCAGGCCTCCTTCCTTGTCCGGTTCCCCGTTCTTGTCGTAGGGCTGCTGCTCGAGGGCCGCGGTGTACTCAGGGCAACGATCGGTGTTGACCTTCAAGCGACGCTGGCCCTTCTGGTTGAGGATCATGCCGTTGACCGCGTTGACCCGATCCTTGATCCTGGGGTTAGCGTCGTTGACCCGGATGGTAAAGCCGGCCTGCCTCAGGATGCTGAGGTCGGACTCGCTGGCCTTCTTGGTGCTAGTGCTCTTGGCACTGGCATCGGGATAGATGACCACTGGGTGGCCACGATCCACGTACCGCTCCTTGAGAATCTGGGCCATGGTCGGCGTGTCCCGAACCTTGGTCAGCTCCTCGAGGGCCATGGGCAGGTCGTTCCTCACGGCGAAGACCACAGCCGCCATCTTCATCACGTTGAAGTCCATCCCGATGTGGAGCGCTTCGTAGGGCAGGATCTCCTGGGAGGTGTGATTCAGCACCCGGTCAAAGTCGGGGTAGACCGAGCCACTCGCCATGTTGACGAAGTCGCCCAGGATGTAGGCGCGGACCAGGTGCGGCGGATAGGTCTCGTAAAGGCCATCGATGTAGTCGTCGGGCAGGAACGGGTTGCTCTGCGTCGCCGCCTTGACCATCGTGTAGCTGGGGCTTGGGTTCTTGCCCCATTTGCTGTACACGAACTTGAAGCCCTCGGGCGTGGAGTAGACCGAGACCCGGTTAACTGGGTTGACCATACCGAGGGGCTTCTGGCGGTTTCGCGCGATGATCTTCTGCCAGACCAGCGTGGCCTGCTCCTTCTTCAACGTGTCCAGCTCGTCGACGTGGGCGCGATAGCTCTCGTAACCCACGATCCTGGACGGGTTCTCCAAGGTCCGCAGCACGAAGTCACCGCACTGAGGACTCGACACGTAGATGATGTTTTCTTGCTTGTTGTGCTTGTACCGCAGTCCGTGGGCCTCGAGCATGGCGCTTAGCCGTGGCGTGAGGATCAGGCGAACGAGGTCATAGGTCGGTTCGTAGAGCGCGATGAGCGCGTATGGCGAGGCAAGCGCATCGCGGAAGGCACAATCAAGGAGGGTCTGGGTCTTACCGCTGCCGTAGCCGCCGAGGAACAACGGGTACTTGCCCTGGTCGGTGTAGAACCGAGCCTGGGGCTCGGTCATCTGGAGCGTGATGGTGCGACTCACGCGTCGTCTGCCTCGAGGTCGTCAACCGGGTTCAAACTCTCGACCTTGCCGCCCACCACCTCGACCACGATCCTGCCGATCGGCGGGGTGTCGTCCGGGTTTAGGCCCTTCGCGCTGCGGTCCAGGTCGTGCTGCAGCTTGGTCATGCTCTCGAGGCGTGCAACCAGACGATCGAACTGGTTGTGAAAGTCGGCACGACGAAACTTCTTCTTGCGCAAGAGGTTGCCCACCTGCTTCCCGGTCTTGGTGGTGTAGACCTCCTCAACGATCTCCTCCAGCTCCTGCGTGGTCATATCCCCGTCGGTCACCATCTGGCGAGCTTCGGCCACGAGCATGCGCCTGAGGCGAATGCGAATGATTTCGATCTCAGATGAGAGGTCGTTCCAGAGGTGCTGCTCGGCGAAGGCAACCTCCTCCTTCGTGAAGAGGTTGGACCAGACCGAGGTGCGGAAGTTGTTGCGCGTGCCCTTCGGCGGCCCGCCATTTTCAGGAAGCTCTCGAGCCATGGGAATTTGCACTGCGAAATTAGGGATTGCCAAATTCTACCATGGAACGAGATTCACTTGCGTTCAACTGTGGGTGCAGCACAAAGAACTTCGTGCGAAGGGTGCGCAATCAACACGGGCACCAATGGGCGGTGAACTCGAGTGCACGTAGCCGCGAAGGGCTAAGCACAAGGCTGTTTCAGATTTTACTTTGTTTCAGATTCCTATATTTACTATAGGGGAAAAAGTAGTAGAAGGTATAAATATATAAGGGTTTATAACAGTTTATATATATAAGGAGGTAGGGATCTCTGTACCAGAGTAGATTCTGAAACACGGCTTAAGTCCTTGAATTCATTAAAAAAATTCTTTGACCTACCAACTTCTATCTGCTTCTGAATCTGAAAATGAGCCGATTTTGTGTCGTTGATTCACCAATAAATCACCAATAAATCACCAATATTTGGCCTGTTTTTGCCTATTTTTTAGGCAATTTTCGCCCCATTTCGGCCTTTTTGGTGCCAAATATTGGTGATTTATTGGTCCTTTTCGGCCCCGTTCCGAGTTCATTGTGAAGCCTGTTTCACTCATTACACGATTTCAAGGCCCTCTGAAGTTTGCTATTGGACAGCCCTGGAAATTAAGTATTAATATCCTTTTCCCTGATTCCGAATAACTGAATAAGAGACGAGGCGATGACGACAAAGGCTAAGGTAATTCCCCTAAAGCCACCGAGCGCGCAGTTCGAAGACCTAAGCGAGGAGGACGCCAACGAGCTGATCCTCGGGCTCTACGTAATCTATAAGACCATCGACTCGAGGCGCAAGGCTCTCGAGCTGGCCAGATCCTGGTTCGCGGGGCAAGGCGTAAGGCTGGTACGCAACAGCACGCTGCCCAACGCGATTCAGGAAACCGTGCAGCACCTGCGCTACCAGAAGAAGAAGGGTCAGTACGTGGTACGCTGGCGAAGCGGCGGCTACCAGGTCTTCAACACGCTGGCCGAGGTCGCCGAGGCTTTGCACCTCGGGCTCTATCAGCTGCGCAACGACTTCGTCGGTCAGACGAAGATCGACCTCGCCGGTATCACCGACGAGCACGGAAACCCTGAGATAGTTACCCTCGAGCTGGTTCCATTTGACCAACTCACCGAACACCTGCGCCTGTTGGAATTAGAAGACGCGCAGGGTTGAGCTGGTCGGGCTTTCCCGACTGGTTATGCCGTAAGGGAGGTTGGAAAAATTGGTTAAGAAGTCCAACGTGAGCCAGATCGACGATTACAAGGTGGGGAGGTTAGCAGAGGAAAAGCTTGATTCTTCCGGTCTCGACCTAGCCGATGCGAAGCAGCTACACATCGACATTCTCTCCTCCTCCCAAGCGAGTCCGCTGCTGCCCGAGGCGCTACGCGAGAAGAACAAGCGGGGCGTTCTCAAGTTCACCTACCACACGATCGAGGGTAAGCCCCTCATCGACAAGGCCACGAAGGCTCCCTACTACCGGGTTCGCCTGCTGGGCGATGATGATGCGGCTGCCGCCCCAGCCGTCCCACAGGGCGCCTTCGGTTCGGTTCCCATCGAGACCAAGAAGCGGCGCCCGGCGCGCTACTTCCAGCCCGCCAAGAGCCTGCCGCATCCTTACTTCCCCACCAACCTCACCGAGCTGATCTACCTCGTCGATGGCGAGTGGCAGCAGCGCGACGTCACCTGGTCCGACCTTGCCCAGGATCCCGACCTGCCCGTCATCCTCACCGAGGGCGAGCTGAAGGCGGCGAAGGCCTGCGCGATGGGGTACGCAACGATCGGGCTGGGAGGCGTGCACGCCTGGAAGTCGGGCCCGCACGGGATTCCGTTTCTGCCCGAGCTGGAGGATTTCCTCTGGCATTCACGCCGCGTCTACATCTGCTTCGACTCCGACGTGATGACCAAGCCCGCGGTGGCGGAGGCCCTGGAACAACTCTCGGGTGAGCTGGTCGATCGCGGCGCGGACGTCTTCATCGTGCTACTGCCTCCCATCTACGCCGAGGGCGCGGAGGATAAGAAGCAAGCGCCGAAGACGGGGCTCGATGACTTCTTCGTTCACGTGCCGGGTGCGGAGGAGCAGTTCCGCTACCTGCTGCAGGAAGCTCAGCACTTCGGCCTCGCGCGCCCGCTGTTCGAGCTCAACCACAAGTATGTCTACGTCGCCGACAAGCACTTCATCCTCAACCTGAAGAACCTCTCCATCGCCAGCCCCGCACAGTTTCGCGACACCGAGGGCAACGTGAGCGTGGTGATCCCGTCGGTCAAGCAGGGCAAGGTCAGCTATGAGAAGCAGGCGGCCCCGGCCCAGTGGCTGCGCTGGCCCTTGCGAGGCTCGGTCGAGGGGCTGGTCTATCGGCCCTGCCCGCCCGGCTCCGAGCTGCGCTTCGTCGAGGGCAGGTACAACACCTGGCGGGGCTACGGCTGCGAGCCCAAGCCGGGCGACGTGGGTCCGTTCCTGAAGCTCATCGACCACATCTTCACCGACGCCGACCCCGGCGCGAAGGAGTGGTTTCTACGCTGGCTGGCCTACCCGCTGCAGAAGCCCTCCAAGATGCTGACCGCCGCGGTGCTCTGGGGCATCGAGCAGGGTACGGGGAAATCCGTGATTGGCAACCTGATGGGGCAAATCTACGGGGAGAACTTCTCGGCCATCAACCAGTCGCAGCTCCACTCAACCTTCAACCCCTGGGCCCACAACAAGCAGTTCATCATGGGCGAGGAGATTACCGGGGCCGGAGATAAGCGCTCTGACGCCAACGTGCTGAAGGATCTGATTAGCGGCAAGCGGGTGTGGGTCAACCAGAAGAATGTCTCGCAGTATCAGATCGACAATTATATCAACTTCCTCTTCACCTCTAACCACCCCGACGCCTTCTACCTCGAGGACAAGGACCGGCGCTATTTCATCCACCACGTGACCGTCGGCCCACTGCCGGCTTCGTTCTACCAGGGTGAGCTGCGCAAGTGGGAGGACGCGGGCGGCGTGTCTCACCTGTTCGACTACCTGCTGCGCCTGGACCTGAAGGGCATGCACCACGACGATCGGGCCCTGGAGACCGAGGCGAAGCGGCAGATGATCGAGGACGTGCGTAGTGAGCTCTCCCTGTGGGTCAGCGAGCTGCGGAACAACCCGGATTCGGTCCTGAGGCTGGGCGAGGTGATCCACCCGGCCGAGCTGTTCACGAGCGCGCAGCTGCTGTCCTTCTACCAGACGCAGCACGACCTGACGGGGACGACGACCAACGCAATGGGGCGCGAGTTGAAGCGCGCCGGCTTTACGCAGGTGCTAAGGGGCTCACCGATCCGAACCCAGGACGGGCTGCAGAATCGCTACTTCGTGATCCGTAATCCCGAGAGGTGGGTAAAGGCGACGATGGGACAAATCACCTCTCACCTGAATCAATTCGTCAGCCGTAAAAAGTAGGTTTACAGTAATCAGCTTTCAGGTTAACTTAGCAGTAAGCGCGCGGTAGCTCAGTTGGCAGAGCGGCCAGGTCTGGCACCTAGCAGGGCGTGGGTTCGACTCCCACCCGCGCGTCCTAACCAAAGCCCAAGGAGATTTACATGAGACTGCAGAAAATCACGTTCCCCGGCCGCCCCGACCTCACCCGCTTCGCCGGTAGCCAGAAGGATGCGAGCGCCACCCGTCGCGAGCTGGCCGACACCTTCAACGTGGGAGTCCGCTCAGGCGTGATCGAGCAAATCGAGGTCAACAGCAACAAGGAGGGTCTGCTCGACTTCCTCAACCAAGCCTTGGAGGAGGCCGCCAGCGGCGCCAAAGCGAGCGCCTGAGTCCTTACCCTACCCCAACGCCGCCAACCCCATGGCGCCCCCAAGGAGAACCCTCATGAGCGTAATCTGCGAGATGAAGCCTACCCCGCCGGGTGAGAGGGGCTTAACTCACACGTACCGCGTTTATCAGGCCCTGCTGAACACCCAGCAGGATTTCATGAACGTCGCCCAGCTGGTGAAGGCTACCGGCTCGAACTTCAACCAGGTCTCGGCAGCCCTGTTCTCGCTGCGCAAGTTCCAGGCGGTCGATGTGGTGATCGAGAACGACGGCGTAGGCTGGTGGTTCGCGACGCCCGAGACCGACCTTCGCTCGCGCCACGTCCAAGAGCGCAGGGTGGAGGAGCCGGGGCACCGGAGGCTTCGCGGCGGTCCACGTCGTGGGCGTGCCAAGGTCATTCAAATCAAACGCAGCGGAGAAGTAGAATGAAAAGACCCACCCAATACCTTCCCCCGCGTAGCGTGGTGGTAGGCGACCTCGCGTTTCTGGTGGTTACCGTCGTGCTCGGGGATCGGCTGATGGTCCCGCTGACCTCGATCAACGTGATAACCCGAGTGCCTATGTCCGATGTTGAGGAGGCGGGTCTGCTCACCGAGGAGATAGTGGAGCAGCTGGTGGCCGAGTCGGGCTTGACAGAGGGCGAGCGGACTACCCTGATGAAACTCAAGGACGGGGTACCAATCGTGCTCTGCGACACGCCGGATGACATCCTCAGCGCGATCGCCGAGGCGCGGCGACCATGAGCGAGAAGGGCACGTCGATCCCCTCGACCCTGAGCGGGCCGTTCTACGTGGCCAAGCTCGAGAGGAAGCGCTGCCCTACCTGCGGGCGTGGACCGAACTTTCACCAAGGTTGCTCCATGCTCGAGTGCCCGATGCGTCGAGTCATCACCGCCCGGCCCTCGATGGGTCGGCGCCCAGGCGAGGAGGAGTAGCGTGAGAGTTGCCGAGCTGGTCCAGCTGCTGCGGGAGTATCAGGCGGTTCACGGACCGAACGCACCCGTCACCTCCCAGGGCCGCGAGGTGGTCGGCCTGCGCCTGGCCCACACCCTTATTAGCAGCAATCAGCTTCCCATCATCGTCATTCAACTAAAGGAACCCCATGAACCCCATGAACCCCATGAACCTCAGCTCGATGCCCTACCCGCGGCAGACCCAACCCAGCTTTGATCGGCGCGCGTGGCAGTCGACCCACGACACCCACATGCACCCGTGGACCAACCATGAGCACGTGCCTCTCGCCATCTTGCCCAAGCAGGCGTGGTAGCGATGATGAGATACGCCATCCTCGCCCTTGCGCTCGCACTCACCGGCTGCGGATCGGGCTCCGAAGCGCCTACCGCCGAGCCGATCAAAACGAAGGGCACGAACGTCTGGGAGTTCCCGAACGACCCGACCTGTGCCAATGCCAAGCTCGCGACCGCTGGCTACTACCGCGCCTATCCCGATCGCGTGACGAGCGCGGCGCCGGCGGTTGAGACTTGGTGGTACCTGACGATGGACTATGCGCGGGTGTTTGATTGGCGCTACGGCGTCTGCCTGCTCAGCGACTTCCACCAGGCCCACCCACGCTACTAGGGAGGCGACGAATGAGAGAGTGGCTTACCGAGGCGGAACGTCTGGTCGTAGCGTTCGAGAATACGATGAGGGCCAACTGGCCAAACCTAACTGTGACTATCGCTCGTGATGCTCTGCTCGCTCATCTGCGTGCGGCGCCCGAAGCGCCTGGAGAACTGACTGAGCAGCAGGCGTTTGAGGCGTGGATGGAAGCCAGCGCCGACGAGGAACGATGGGATGGCTGCGACATCAACGACGCACTGTGGTACGCATGGCAGGCCCGTGCCGCCCTTGCCGCCGCGCCCGAAGCGCCTGGAGAACTGACGGACGATGACATTCTCCGGCGTCTGGATAGTGCCGGTATCGACGTCGATCCCTTGCTGGCGCTCGCCGTGGCTCGCGTCGTCATCGAGGCCGCAGAGATCAAAGCCATCGATGCCGTCTGCGACTCCTATGCAGCAGAGAACCAGCGGTTCAGCGACGAGATTGACCGTCTGCGCGCCGCTCTAGCTGCTCCAGCAGGGGAGCCGGTAGGCTGGGTCACCGCCGATGGGTTTCCCGCGCTCAAAGGGCACAAACCGCTGCCGCCGGGCACCTTGCTCTACACCCGCCCATCCGTAGAGCAGGAGCCGAAGTGAAAGCAACCATCAAAGCACCTCGCGGCAAGTGCCTTACTGACGGCGGCATCTCAAGAATGACCATCTATGCCGAGAACCCTGCCGATGAGGTTCGCATGAAGGAACTGGAGCGATGGTTTATGGATTGGAGGCTGACGGTTGGCCCCGCCGCTCTAGCTCCAGCAGGGGAGCCAGAATGGCAACCAACGCATCGCCACATGGATGGCGGGCTTTACCGTTTCGAACGGGAGGTGATGATCAGGAGCGACGACGACGAGGCGTGGCGTGAGGGCGTGGAATACACCTGCGATCGCCCGCAGGCGCGGCCCTACGTGACTTCGAAAACCCGCTGGCAGAAGCGGTTCATTCCACTGAAGTAACGTCGTGAAGGTGTACCTGCTCGGCGGCCCTAGCGAGCTGCGCTTCAGGCAGATCAACGTGGAGTTTTATGCGGTGCTGGCCGACGGTACGCGAAAGCCGATTGATACGAAGGCAGCGAAGCCCTCTGAGCTGTGGCTCGCTTACCAACCCAGTACCCGCATTCCGGTGGTTTACGTCTATCGCAACTTCTTCGTGTTCCCTAAGGGTAAAAGCGCGTTGTTCTACTTCGAAGGCGAGCGCTCGCCGAAGGAATTTCAGTGAAGCCTATCTACGTCTAAATGAAAGGTTCGGAAATGACTAATCGTAGTCTTTATCTTCTCATGGCCGCTTTGAGTATGGTGCTAGGGTTCCTTAATGCTTTGGTTTATGCGTACCAAGGCTACCCCCATAGTCTTATCCTGTCTGTCATTTTGATCTTTGTTGGCCTCCTGCTTATGGGTTTCACCGTAAGAAAATAAGGGTTTATCTCTAGCCTCGCCTGAGTTAGAATAGCCTTTGGCTCCCAAGCCCTTAAACCGTAACTCAGAGGAATCAGAAAATGGCCACAAACGTGATTCAGATGCCGAAGCGCGGGGCGCAACCCTTCAAGCCCCCGAAGCAGCTGGCGGTATGCGGCGACCTGCTCTACACCACGCGGCAGGAGCGCCTCGCACTCGAGAAGCTGGTCGAGGAGCTGAAGACGAAGGAGAACATTCTTCGCGAGCACCTCATCGCGAACCTGCCGAAGTCCGAGGCGAGCGGGATCGCCGGCAAGATCGCCCGCGTGAAGATCGACACGAAGGACGTCCCGCACGTCAAGGACTGGGAGACTCTGCAGAAGTACGTGAAGCGTACCGGCTCCTTTGAGCTGCTGCAGCGTCGCATCTCCGACACGGCGGTCAAGGAGCGGTGGGAGGCTGGCAAGGAGGTGCCGGGCGTCGAGCGGTTCACCGCGACCGTCGTGTCGTGCACGAAGGTGTAAAAAAGGGGGAAAGAACCAATGAGAGAGAAGTTCAGTCTGCTCCGGTGCATCAGCTGGGTTTCGCATAGCCTGCTCTCGCTGATCATCCTCGGGCTCCTCCTGATCGTGGCCTCGTTCGGGGTCCACTACTACCGGGAGGAGAATCTCATCATGACGCTGGTCTCGGCAGGCGTCTTCGCTTTCGGTGTTCTCGTCTTCATCAATGCGTGGCGCCTGCGCCTGACGGAGCTATAGCTATGTTGTCTGATGCGGTCGCAACTCTGGTGCAGGAGATAAATGAGCTGAAAAACCGGCTTGAGGAGGAGGAGCGTGAATTACGAGACCTTCAAGCTGTCTGTGCCCACGCCTTTAGAATCAAGAGCACGACGACGCAGGACTACGGTGATGGCAGCGATACCTGGGTTCACTCGCTCGAGTGCATCCGCTGCTTTCAGAGCAGGATCATGTGGGAAAAGGCTCCGGAGGAAGCACCAGCGGAAATGGTCAAGCGTCGCTGGGGGGTAAAGTAATGGAGAGCTGGCAACTCGCACTGCTCATCTCGCAGCTGTTTATGCTGACGGCTGTTCGTGAGTGTCGCGGTCTTCTCATCATCATGGGTCTAGGCTGGGCGGTGATAACCGGTGTTGTTATCGCCAAGGAGGCAATTGAACATAAGGAGGTAGTGAAGCAATATCAAAAGTACCAGTCACCAGTCACACGTCACAAGTCAACCTGAAAGGAAATCAAGACCATGGCAACAAAAGCCAAGAAAGGACCGGCCACCGAGTCGGTGGAGGAGCAGAAACCCACGAGCGCCCTTACCACCCCACCCGCTACCAACGGCGCGATGGTGGACTGGGAGGAGGAGATGCAGCGGGAGGCAGCAGCCGCGGCGAAGATGGAGCAGAACGCCGGCGGCGGTCAGTTCTTCTCGATCAAGGGCGGTATCCTCTCCTTCGCGGAGGCGCCCATCCCGAACAACGAGATGGCGGTCGTCATCCTCGACTCGATCCTCGAAAACGTGTACTACACCGCCGACTACGACCCCGACGACCCGCAGGGTCCGGCGTGCTTCGCGTTCGGCCGCGACGAGAAGGAGATGGTACCGCACGAGGTTGTGTTCGCGAACGGCACTCAGCAAAGCGAGAAGTGCGAGACCTGCCCGTGGAACCAGTGGGCGTCGGCCGACAAGGGTAAGGGGAAGGCCTGCAAGAACGCACGTCGGCTGGCTCTCGTGGGTGCCGGCACCTTCGATAAGAACGGGGTATTCACAATGGATACGCGCCCGCTCTCCTATTCCGACGGCCCGGTCGGCTTCCTGCGCATCCCGGTCACGAGCGTGAAGGGCTACGCGATGTTCGTGAAGCGGGTTGCGTCGGTGCTGGGTCGCCCGCCCTACGGCGTGGTTACCAAGGTGAAGGTCTCGCCTCATCCGAAACACCAGGTCGAGCTGTCGTTTGAGGTGCTCGAGAAGGTGCCCGCCGAGCTGATGCCCGTGGTCATGGCACGAGCCAAGGAAGCACGCGGGACGATCGATTTCCCCTACCAGGTAGGCAGCGAGCCCGAGGAGGCTCCGAGCCCGAAGAAGGCCGCTCGTACACCTGCCGGGGTTAAGGCAGCGGCGAAGGCGGCTCCTGTCAAGGGGCGCGCTCCCGCCAGGGCTCCGGCCCGCGCTGCCAAGTATTGAATTAACTGAGTTTTCCTCCCTGGCTGAGAAGCCTTTACCCGGCGGTCTTTTCCAGGATCGCCGGGCTTTTCCTTAGACTAGGAATGAAAAAATGAAACAACGAACCGATCTGGAGGTACTGAATACTTCGTGGTTGGAGTTGAATGAAGTTGTGCGTGCTGCCGACGAGCAGACCTGTCTTGACCTTCTTGATGCTGAGATGAAAGGGAAGCGCCGCTCTCAATTCGCCCTGCGCATCTGGTCGAGGTTCAACCGCATGCGCGGGCTGCGCGAGAAGGCAGAGCTGCAGAAGAAGCTGAAAAATAGGAAATGATAAACAGCCTTATCTACACGTCCCTTTCAGAGATGATCCTAGCAATGTCTACTGAAAGCGTTACGTCTTACCACGGGCAGCAGATCCAATTCACCTCAGCTGGGCGCACCTGGTTGTTGAACAGCCGCGTTGCCGTAGCTACCAAATACCCTTACGCGCCGTGGAGCATCGACGTCAACTGCAGCGGCCCTGCGGCGCGCGACCTCTACCGCCGCTGGCAAACCCATAAGGGTTCCGATACTCCGTGGACCGGCGTGATTGCCTTCCCAGGTATCGAGGCTCGGTTGGTCTTCATCAACAACCTCGGCAAGCGCGCTGATGGTGAATATCAAATTACCTTTCGGGAGCAAAAGTGAAGGACGTTCAATTTCAAATTCCCCGGCTCGACGGACTAGGGGCGAATACCATTTTGCTCACCGATGTGAAATCGGTCCACGTCATCAAACCGATGGAGGGACCGGCTCGGGTCCAGGTCACCTTCGGTGGCTGCTCGGACAACGCGTTGCTTTGGCGATCCTGTACGACGTTCTCCCAAGGAACCCTTTACTTTGAGGAGCAAAGTGGACCCTACGAGTTAACGTCGGTTCAATTTCACGCTGACGGCACCCAGGAGGCTCTGTTCACGGAGAACCTGATCGATGACTAAGCCCGTCGCCGTTGACTTTGAAACCCTCGGTATCGAGGGGCGACCTCACTACCCGCCCTCGCCCGTAGGGGTATCGATCAAGTACCCCGGCAAGAAGTCCCGCTACTACGCATGGGGTCACCTCGAGGGGAACAACTGCACCTGGGGCGAAGGGCAGCGAGCGGTGGCCGAGGCCTATCAGCATAAAGGCGGGTTGGTCTTCCAGAATGGGAAGTTCGACCTCGACGTCGCGGAGGTTCATCTCGGCCTCGCGCTACCACCCTGGCAGCAGGTCCACGACACGATGCTGCTGCTCTACCTCGACGATCCGCACCAGATCGAGCTAGGGCTCAAGCCCTCCGCGGAACGCCTCCTGGGCCTGCCACCCGAGGAGCAGGACGCCGTGGGTGAGTGGCTCCTTGCGCGCCAGCCCTTGCTGGGGCAGGGCGTGAGAATCTCTAAGAGCAAGCAAAGCGAGCACTACTATGGCCGCTACATCTGCCTCGCCCCCGGTGACCTGGTTGGACGGTACGCGGGAGGCGACACCGACCGAACCGCCGCCATCTTCAACCTCCTCTACGCTCGGACGCGCGAGCGCGGGATGGCTCAGGCGTACGACCGTGAACGCGAGCTATTGCTCATCTTGCTGCGAATGGAGAGGCGCGGTCTCCCGATCGACCTGCCCCGTCTGCGGCGGGATGTGGATCTATACCGCGATTGGATGACGCGCCTCGATGCCTGGATCTTCAAGCGGCTGAAGGTCGACCCTGGCGCCGTCAACCTGAATAGTGGTGAGCAGTTGGTCCAGGCGATGATTGACGCGGGCTGCGCCGATCCGGCTCTGATTCCAAAGACAAAGACGGGGAAGTATCAGAGCAACAAGGAGGCGCTGCTCATCGGGGTTACCGACGTGACGCTGCTGGCGGTGCTGAAGTACCGGGCCCAGCTGAAGACCTGCGTGGAGACCTTCATGGTGCCGTGGCTGGCAACAGCCGAGCGCTCGGAAGGTTTCATCTATACACCTTGGAACCAGGTGAAGAACACCGACGGCTCCGGCAGCGTCGGTACCCGAACGGGGCGCCTCTCCTCGAGCCGGTTCCAGAACATCCCGAAGGAGTTCGAGCCGATCTTCAAGAGCAAGGATCACCCGGAGCTACCGCGTTGCCCACTGAAGGATCTGCCCGACCTGCCGTTGGTTCGTTCCTACATCACACCCTTCCCCGGTCACGTACTGATCGACCGGGACTACTCGCAACAGGAGCCGCGCATCCTCGCTCACTTCGATGGTGGTGAGCTGATGCAGAAGTACCTTGATAACCCGTGGATCGATTTTCACGACTATGCTCGGGACGAGCTGGCGAAGCGGGGTAAGCACTACCAGCGTAAGCCGGTGAAGAACACGAACCTCGGGCTGATCTACGGGATGGGCGTGGGCAAGCTCGCCATTAAGAACAATATGACGGTTGAGGAGTCGGGCTTGCTCAAGAGCGCGATCCTCCAGCTCTACCCCGGCTTGAAGCAGATGTACTCTGAGATGCGGCGCCGAGCGCGGGCTAACGAACCGGTGCGCACTTGGGGCGGACGCGAATATTACTGCGAGCCGCCGAAGATCATCGATGGTAAAATCCGGCAGTTCGATTACAAGATGGTGAACGTGCTGATTCAGGGCTCGGCTGCGGATTGCACGAAAGAGGCGATCATCCGCCTGCAGAACGCGATCGACGCGGTTGGTAAAGGCGACACCTGGTTCATTCTGTTGAACGTCCACGATCAGTTGACCGCTAGCGTGCCGATCGCCGACCTGGTAGAGGCGATGGACCTGATGCGGGGCTGCATGGAGGGTATCGAATTCGACGTGCCGATGCTCTCCGAGGGCAGCGTGTCCTTCACGAACTGGGCTGAGCTGCGGGACTACGACAAGAAGGGTCGGCTCGTCGACGACTGGAAAATGGCCATCGCGGCCTAAGGAGTTCACATGGCATTTGGCGCACCTCCCAAAACGACTCGCAAAGTCATCCCCATCAAGAAGATCACCAGCTGGTCGTTCTCGAGGCTCTCCGATTATACCCAGTGCCCGCTGAAGGCCAAGCTGAAGCACATCGATCGAATCAAGGAGCCACCGAACGCCGCCATGGATCGTGGCTCGGCGATCCATACCCAGGCTGAGCATTACATCACGGCCCTGGTCCCGGCGCGCTTGCCCTCCGACTCCCCGCTGCGCCCGATCCAGGCCGAGCTGAAGCGCCTGCGCAAGCGATTCCTCGAGCATCCGGAGACGATCACCGTTGAGGATACGTGGGCCTTCCGGTCCGACTGGACGCGTACCACCTACGACGATTGGAACGGATGCGCGGTACGCATCAAGCTGGACTGCGCTCACTTCAAGGATGATCGGACGCTGGTCGTCACCGACTGGAAAACGGGGAAATACCGGCCCGAGCAGCAGACGGAGTACCACGAGCAGCTCGACCTCTACGCGCTGGGCGCGCTTCTCTGGTTCCCTGAGATCGAAACGGTTATCCCCCGCTTGGTCTACGTGGACCACGGGATCATCTGGCCGCCGGAGGACAAGCCCATCATCTACACGCGGGCGCAGCTGCCGATGCTGCTGAAGAAGTGGGAGAAGCGAGTAAAGCCAATGCTCTCGGATACGATCTTCGCCCCGAGGCCGAACAACTTTTGCCATTGGTGCTTCTTCAGGGCGGCAAACAAGGAGAACGGCGGCGGACAGTGTAAATATTAAGGAGGAAACGATGAATGAGAATCGAGATGGGGTCGCGCCAAGCTCGTATCTAGGCGAGTGGGATCCGAAGCAATATAACTTCGTGGCCTCGCAGCCGGGAACGACCCCGCGGCACCGAACGGGAACCCTGTTCTTGACCAAAACTCCCGACCCGCGCAACCGGCGGAAGGTCATCTGCCACCTCTGCGAGATTGTCAGCGTCTACGTGGACCACGGGCAGGGCTTTACGCGCTACGGGCTCCTCTACTGGGGCGGTGAGGGTATGCTATGAAGAAAACTATTGGTCAAGCTAAGCCTGAGGTGCTACGTGTTCTTGCTGCTGACTGCGCTGAGGCCGATGATCGTTATCCGTCCTGGTCGGCCACGGAGTACGTGCGCAAGCAAGGAGGATTGGCAGCCTATACCATGGCGGGCCTAGGTCTTGACGGTTGGATGGTGCTGCGTGGCGGTGAGGCGTCGATAGCCTTCTGCTTGGCGGCTGCCATGATTGAAAACCCCTAAGGAGCTACTTACCATGGAAACGCACTATATCGATCTTGATCATATCCACTTCGATGTTTATCAAATGCCGGCCGACGATGGGATCCTGGCGCAGACCGACGCCGATGAGATCGCCGAGTGTGGGTGCACCTACGACGTGCTGCAGGAGGAAGGCCCCGCCGGTGGCAACCCCCTGATCCGTGTGCGCGGTACGCAGGAGCAGCTCACCCGCTACGTGCGCGACTTCTATGCGGCCAACGATAGCAAGGAGGCGGAGTTTTTCCTCAAGGACATCCTGCCTCTGCCCCCGGTAGATTACCAAGTTGGGCGACGCTAAGGAGACCGCCGTGGCCGGCCCCGAAGCGACCATCGAGCGTTGGGTTGAGAAGCAGGCGAAGATCCGCCACGGGATCGAGAGCGCCAAGTGGGGCCAGGATGGCTGGCCTGATCGCGTTTTCTTCCTACCTGGGGGTAAGCCCCTGGTCATTGAATTTAAAGCGCCTGGCGAGGCTCCTAGCGAGCGGCAGGCCTATCGGGTGGGGTTCCTGCAGCAGCTGGGCTACGACGTGGAGGTGCACGATGACCGGGAGCAGGCCCTGGAGGCGATCCGGAGCCGGGTGGAGGCGTATTTTAAAGGGGTGGGGTATGGACACTGACCTAGATCGTAGTGACGCGGCCGACGCGCGCCGCTTCCGTTGGTTGTTGAACGGCAACGGGTACTTCCTCGAGGAGGCGATGCTCTGCGGTCATGAACAGTTTGATGAAAGCGACGAAGCCCGGCGCGCGATCGACAAGGCGATGAAGGATGACTAACGACCTCTACGCCATCCAGCCGCAGAAGTGGATGCCGCACGCCTATCAGAAGAAGGCCCTCAAATTCCTGATTGAGCACGCGGCCGCCGGCCTGCTGCTTGACCCTGGGTTGGGTAAAACCTCGATCACCTACGGCGCGATTCGCTTCCTGAAGAAGCGCAGTCTCATCCAGAAGGTGCTCATCATCGCACCGCTGCGCGTCTGCAGCCTCGTGTGGCCGGCGGAACGCGAGAAGTGGATCGACTTCCACGACCTGCGGGTGGTGGTGCTTCACGGCCCGAAGAAGGATCAGCTGCTGCGCGAGGACGCGGACATCTACATCATCAACCCCGAGGGCCTGGATTGGCTCCTGCAGACCGAGAAGGTGAAACTACCTTCCGGCAAAACACGGGTCATCGTGAACCTGCGTCGTTTCAAGGCCCTGGGCTTCGATGCCCTGGTCGTCGACGAGCTATCGAAGTTTAAGCACACGAACACGAACCGCTACAAGGCTCTCAAGCAGGTGGTGCCGACCTTCGCCTATCGCTGGGGCCTGACCGGCAGCCCGGCCTCGAACGGGCTCCTAGACCTATTCGGCCAATGCTACATCCTCGACGAGGGGCGCACCCTGGGCCCTTACATCACGAAGTACCGGCAGACCTACTTCAACCCCGACTGGAACGGGTTCGGCTGGACGCTGAAGGAGGGCGCCGACCAAGCGATCTATGAGCGCATCGCGCCTCTCATGCTGCGCATGGCGGGCGAGGATTACCTTGAGCTGCCGCAGCTGGTTGAGCACCGCATCGAGGTCCAGCTGCCG